TTATATCACAATTTTGAAAAATTCGTGATTTGCCATTTTCATAGCATTTTGCATTTCCGTTATTCGTACATAACATTGAAAAGACTGCTCGCTTTTTTGCCCCATCATCTTCATTATAGACTGTGTAGGCATATCCATTAGTATGCATAGGCTTGCAAATGTTCGCCTAGCTGTATGGCTACTCATTATTTGCCATTTTTCTTTTTCTATTCTAACATCTTCTCCAGCTATTGTTTTTGGGATAGTTACTATTTCTTTTATACCTGCTTTTTTTGCTATTTTTTTAATCGTCAAATTATAATATTGATAAGAAAAACCAGAACCAAAATCACAGTTATAACGGCTTAAAACACTCATCGCCTCGCACCCTAAAGGAATTGTAGATTTTGCAGTCGTTTTTTTGGATATTAGCTCTAAATAATAGTTGTCCCCTATTTCTCTTATGTATTTTTTAGGCTCTGTAATAAAGGTTTGTAGGTCAGACACTCTAAGTCCCAAGAAGCAATTCATCAAATAAATATCTCTAACCACTGATTGCCCTTTAGGAAGGGGAATTTCTTTCAATGCTTTTAATTCTTTTACTGTATTAAAAACAGTTATCGTTACCTCTTTATTAACTCTTATACCATAGCCGTTCCTGTTAGTCAGCCCAGCTTTGTAAGCCCTATTAACTACCGCCTTTATTCTTGATATATAGGCAGAAGCGGTTGTTTTTGATAATTTATATTTATTTAAAAACACTCTAAATCTGTCGCACCAGTAAGGTGTAACATCTTCCAAAAAAATAACACCAAAATTAAATTCAAAATCTTGAAGTTTTTTAATGAGATTTTTATATCCTTTCAAACTTTGAAGTCTATATTTATCCCCGTTTGGAGTTAAAATTTCCCCTTTCTCGCCTGCTAAAATAAATTGCTCCGTTATGGCTATGAATTTTACCCTAACATTTGATATTTTATGATTTTTTTTTGAAAGAATATGATTGTTCATAAAAAAATAATAAATTTGTCATTCAGATTAAATATAAGGCACTCCTGCCACTAATCATTTGAGCAGAAAGCCAGTTGTTTGCCACCTTAAGAGGTGGCTTTTTTTAGGTTTATGTATGACTTTGCACACACAAAACTGTTTTTCCCCTTTAGGTTATAATCCATCGTGCGATGCCATACGCACGATGCAACTTGTCCCCAATGGTCTGACTCTCTAATGACATACTGCCCCTTAGAGTCTTCGCCATACCAATATCTGGACGATATTTCTGATTTTACCTTAATATTTAAGCTAAAAGAATACGCTCTTTTTCTATAAAAGTCATATTGTATTTTTTCAAGGCTAGAAATGCACCTTTCAATACCTCGCTCTCTTATGTCAGACAAGAGAGCATCTTCATAGATGAAGTGTTCGCTATCTGTCTTAATATAAAATTCTTTATTAAAATGAGGGAAGTCTTCTCCCTCTTGAATTTTTGAAAGAATTTTTTTTACTTTGTTTACATCTCCTTCCTTGTGGAAGTCAATCTCGTAAAACAATTCTTTGAATATAAAAGGAAATTCTACTTTATCTTTATAGAAATCTCTCTTGTAGGATACATAGTCAGGCTTTCTTTTAGGCTTTTTGCAAACCTTGAAAGTAGCCTTACTTTGAATGAAAAAATTATCAAAAGAATAATCTTTATCAAACTTGAATCTTTCTTTGTTTAATCGTGCCATTTTATTTTGTTTGTTTAAAAAAGCCGATTAACCTATACATCGGGAGGTTTCCTTATAAGGCAATGTCCTATAGTTCTTTTGTCCATATTCGAGTAAATGTATCATCGGAGAGAACCTATAGGGAAGAACTCCGATGATTGATTTCGGATTTTTACACAAATGTGCTTTTTCAATTTAAAATCCGAATAAAAAACTGCCGTTTTTTGTAAAATAAAGTTTGAAAAAACGGATAAAAACCTATTTCGTTACTTTACTATCATTAAATTTTGTTTTAATTTTCACAATGCAAATATAAATATATTTTAATTATTACGCAAGTGAATAGTGTTAAAAAATGTTAAATTTTATAATAGCAGTTTATTGAAATGATTTTTATTAAAAAATAATTAAATTTGCACAACAGAAAAAAATTAAAATAAAATTTAATGATAGTAAAGCAGATTCTGAAAGATAGAGGAATGACGGCAAAGGAACTTGCTGAAGGTATCGGAATGTCGGAGGTTGGGCTGTCTATTGCCCTATCAGAAAAAGGCAACCCCTCTTTATCAACGCTAAAAAAAATAGCAGAAATTTTAGGTATTTCTGTTGCTGAACTATTTGGAGGAAATGGAGGCGATGTAATGGGCTTTGTGGAATACAAAGGCGTTACTTATAAGATAAAATCTTTTGAAGACCTGCAAAAAATTTTAGATTTGCGAAAATAATTTTTATTAAAAAATAAAAAAATGAAAGATTTAGATTTATCGAAACTAAAAGGAGAAGAAATAGCCCAGTGGCTATTGAATAATAAAAAAGCAACCGCTATCCAGTTGAGTTCTGAAAGAACAGATACCGATGACGGCTTCACGCATATACTCGTCCACAAAGATGAGTATGTGGAAATTATCTACTCCTATCTTAAGATAGAAGAAGATGATATAATTCAAAACTTCACTATTTACTCGAAATGGTGGGGAAATATCCACAATTCATATTTTGAGCTTCAAACATTTGAAGGCGAAATTTTCACAGGAGAATCAGACAAAATCTTGTGTGGGGTGTTAAATCTAGCAGATTTAACAACTTTAAAATAATAATAATTAAAAAACTTGCTGCAAATCAACTATTATTGTAACCTTGTCCTACATTATTTAATTTAATAATAAATTTTCTCTCATAAATAATTTTTTTTATTGACGAAGCCGAAAAGTCAAGGATTTAAACTAATTCTGCTGCAACAGAATTAGTTTTTTGTTATTAGATAGAAATTAAACAAATTCTTAAAAAATATTCCAAAATTATTCTATACGACAAAAACCACCCTAGCGGTGGTTTTGTTATCTCATATTATCATATTTAGCAGCAATTTCTGCTATTTTCTTCATAAGAATTTCCTTCTTTAAATCCCATTGTTTCATATCATTTGGGTTTGAAATAAAACAAACCTCCCAAAGCACAGAGCAACCTGCACCTAAGTTCAATATACCCAATCTTCCGTGTCGTGTTGTACTTTCACACTTTACGCCTCTATTTGGAATACCTAAAATTTCCGATGTGGCTTTACTTATTTCGTAAGCCATTCGGTAACTCATAGAATCTTTATTTGCAAAATCATTCCTATTTACTAAACATTCAGTACCTGTTGCCGTTCTAGGTCCAGCGTTGAAATGTATATCTAACAAGACAGAACCCGCTCCAGGCTTGATTCTCCTTTGGAGTTGGAGATTAGTTTCGTTGTCATTGTCTAATATTAGCTCATTCTTCCCATTGGGGAAATACTTGACAAACAAATTCCTAGCTTCCTTTGTCAAATCGGCTTCTTTTCGTCCATTATACACAGCACCGCTATCCGCATTGTGATGCCCTGCTATGGGAAATGTTTTCAAATACATAGTTATTAGTTTTTTTAGTTAATTAAAATAATTTTATTCTTTTCAGATAAAAGTAAAGTACAGCCCCTGCGATAATTAGGATACTACCTATAATTATCCACACCCAAGTACCGAATGTAAATCCAGATGATTTCACTTCGTTAGATACCGCCCTTATTTCATTAGCCACCTCATTTATTGTCCTTTGGGATACAGCATTTCTTGCCAATTCCTGCACTTCATTAAGATGTTCCTGTTCTTCTTTTTTCTCTGTTGTGTGCTGACTACTCTTCTTGAAAGATTTAACCGAGAATTGAGCATTACCATTTATGATGATGCTTTGTAAAGTATCCTTGCCCTCTACTTCGTGAAAGACAAAGGGCATTTCAGGTTCGGTATTTCCAAAAATTTCAATCTTCTTTTCTTGATGTTTAGAATGTTTATCAATCTGAAGTTTATCTTGCACTTTAGTTGTTTGTTCCTGCTTGATTTCTCTAACAGAAATGCTGTCTTTTAGTTTTACTTCCACAGTTTTACTTTGGATATGTGTGTCCGTCTTCTTCCTCGTCCGACAAGAAAACAAAAGAAGTACAGCGATTATCAATAAAAATTTACTCTTCATATTTTTTAGTTTTAAAGGTTTCTAAATCTGCTTCTTCATTAAACTTGCTTAATTTTTTCATCCACCCGACTGGTGGAAACTTTCCATTGGTTAAAATTGATAAATTCCCCATTGCACTTCCCGCAGGATAGAGTAAAACCATTAGTTGGAGCAATACTTTGAAATAGATGGCTATAAAATCAACATCTTTGACAATTTGATGCACCATTTCAAACAGAACATAGCCCACAATTACGCTTGTGGTTTTCCCAAATAACCCATAGACATTTTCTTTAAATGAAAAATCCCTTTTCCTCCAATGCACCCAACTACCTAAAATGTGGTCTAAAAACAGAGCCACAAAAACAAAGGTCATAAAGATTTGATTTTCTATGTACCAACCGATAAACCGCTCCGTAAGAGATAGTCCTATGGCTGGTGCGGCAGCTAATTTTATCGTTCCTAGTATTTTTTGGCTTGCGGTTCCTGTATGTATATTCATCAGATTAGTGATGATAAACTCTTTAATCATAATGCGTGTCTTTTATTAAAAGTTTGCCAAAGTTTTCGGTTTTTCAAATACTCTAAATCCTGTTGATTCTCATAAGCCTCTTGTTCAAATATGATATTCCGATAGGCTTCTCTATGGTTCTTGTACTTTATTAAGTTCCATAGGTAGTTTAGCCCATACCAAACGAAAAAAGGCAAAATCAGTAATTCTAATTGCTGTCTTAGATGTATTTTCTCGTGGTTCAACAAGTACCTGTTACTTTGATACTTTTTCTTCTTTAGAAAGATGAAAGGAAACACCGCCATTGCGGTGTAACCTCTCGGTACTAAATATTTACTGATTATTATCATCATCTGCCTCTTTTTTTTCAACTTCAAAGCCCTTGATGATTTCTAAGATTGTATCTAAGGAACTATTGACTACCTGTAAATCTTCCACACTATTTACGCCTGTTCCATTTAATGATAGCCCTCCACCTTTAGAGTAAGAACCTGATAAGGTCTTCCCGTCTTTCAGCTGAGTGCTGAAATTGACCATTTGGGGAGTTTTATTGTTATAATCAGTTTCGTACTGATAATAAATTTGTTTCTCCCCAATGTTTTCCATTAGCGTTGTTGCTACTCTCTCGTTTACTTTTTGTAAGTTTTTTGTTTTCATAGTTTTATTGTTTTTAAAAGTTATTATTATGAATAATTTGTTATTATACCTTTTCTAATGGTAAGCCATACTCCCCCCAAAAATAATTCTCCTGTATATCCTACCTCTCCACCCACACGAATATCTCCCGATTCTATATTTAAGGCAGTAGCATACTGTCCGTCAGCCCTTATAGATAGGGCGTTGTAGGGCGTATAATTGTTCACATCACGCCCCCAGAGCCGAAGTATATTGTTTTTATTTCCGTTTAAAATACTATCATCATTATTGATGAGAGCATAGCTTTCTCTCCCAGATGAAAGACTTTTTTTATATGAAAGTATGCTTCCAGATGACTTTATTTCTAAATAGTCGTTTGGGTCTGCTATTCCTTGCCCCGAAAGTGTATTTCCGCTAATATTGAACCTTGCTATTTTACCACCCGTAATTTCCATATCAGAGCCATAAACTTTCCCATTATCCAGCACCCTAAACGGGGCGTTATGTTTATTGGCATAGTTAGCTCCTGCTCCAAACCTCACGCTCATTGCTCCCTCGTCTGTTATTCCACTAATAAAAGCGTTTTGATTAGCTTGGTTGCTTCCGACTGACATTAAGTTAGCCATCATCAAACCACCTTGGATAGATGCAAAGTTATCTGTCTTGCTCTTCACATCAGATAACGAAGTTTGCATATTAGCTATACCTTGTTGCAGGTTAGCAAATAGTGTGTCCAAATCCTCTGGTGCAGGCGTCCAATCGGTAGCTTTGTTACCTTTCTCTAACTTCCAATTTCTGTGGTAAATTTTTGCAGTTGCAGGAACACTTCCGTCATTATTCCATATCGCATATATGCCCATAAAACGAGTGTTGTTATATGGACTGTTTTCTATCTTCGTCCAAACATTCGCAGGACAAAATTTTCTATTATTATTCCACGTAAGACCTATATACATATCGTGAGTGGGCTTTACTTCCATTGATTGGATAGTCTCCTGACCTGTAAGATTTTCTGTAAATACACTTAGATTATTGAGTAAATGAAAATAGGTAGAAATATAAAAATTACCATTATTCACACTTGTTCCAGAAATCCATTTCACTCCATTTTCCTCTCCCTGTGTTAAGTCCAATGTTCTTCCGTCGTTGTTGAACATTCCGTATCCTTTTTGAGAACCCCTAAGGTAATTTCTACCACCAACTACTATTGAACTGATGGCACTATTCAATTGTGAGGTTGTTGCTCCTCCGCCGTTACTCACTATCGCCGAAGCGTTTAAGAGTTCTGTTTTGATATACCCCCCTTGTACTATCGTACTACCCAACATCGCTTTTTCTACCGAGTTCTGCCACGCCATTGTGCCGAGGTTATCCAATTGGTCGGCTTTCGCTTTTACAGCGTTAATTTCTGCCTGTACATCTTCAGGAGCAGGCGTCCAATCTGTTGCTTTGTTACCTTTTTCAATTTTCCAACATTTAATGATAAATTCTCCATTTGCAGGTGCCCAACCTAAATGAGGGTGTAATGATTTGGCTTTTTTCCAAGTTCCTGTATAGCTTAGAGGCTTGAATTCGGAGTTGTTTAATTCGCCTTTCAGATAAAAGTAGCCCATTCCATCTTTTAGGTAAATAGTAGGCTTACCATAGCCACTCAACCTTTTCACCCAAAAGGTAATAGTGAAGGCTTCGCCTTCTGTCATTTGCTCCTCTATTTCGTCTATTCTTGAAAACCAGTTTGTATGCCAATTGTTATTTGAAATTGAGCTAATAACCCTCAAGTATCCTTCTGAAGTTATATTACTACCTATTCCGTCCGCCGATATACCATTTCTAAAAACATCCGATTCTCTCACTAAATTTCTGCCTCCTACACTCACTGCATCTACCGCTTGTTGTATTGCACTCCCAACTTCCACATAACCATTACCGCTTTTAAACTTAATCGTTCCTGCTATTTCCCCACTATCCAAATCAAAATAGGTTTGTCCGTTGAGCGATTTAATTCTCCCTGCCGTTATTTGCCCTCCGTGCATAAATACATTGCCATACATTGCTTCTGCTTCTCGCTTACCGTCTTTTGGTGTGTAGAGTAAGTAACACAAGAAATAATAATAATCTGACCGACTATCAAACCTTATCTGCTCGGTGGTGATATGCCACATCGCATTACTACTTCCTCTTGAACATTTCGCATAAACGTAATAAACCTGATTCAATAAATCATTACGGCTGTATGGCAATATGTTCCATTCTCTAATATCGTCTTCTAAGGAAAAATGAACCAATTTCCCACCACTAATAAATGTTCTTGCAGGATTGCCCTCTATGTTAGGATTCAGACTTATATTTTCTAATGCAAATTGTTGGCTCTTTGCTCCAACCGAAAGCATATTAGTTTCTATGCTCTCTGGCTTGATATGTGTAGGGTCAAAGTATCCTTCTACATCAAAGACATTTTCTCGAAGCTCTTGCAGGTTACGATAACCGTTCAAATAGTTTCGACGGTTAATTTGCTCCTGCGTTTTTATAACCGTTTTGGTATCTTTAATATCGGTAAGCAGACTTGCTACAAAGCTGATTTCGTAAGTGTCCGCAATGCCTATTTTGTAATTATATTCATCTAATAAGTACCTCGTAATATCTACTATACGGGTCGTTTTATCTATTTTAAGCGGTTCATCTATCACACGGATATAATCCCCTATTTTAAAGAAAATAGATGTACTAGCCCCTATCTGTTGAAGATACAGAGGGTCTAACTCTAAATTATATTTTAGATTATTTACCGACTGTTTTTCGTATTCCTTCTGTCCTTCTTCGAGGAGTTTGTTTTCGGCATTTGTAATGTACTGTTCGGGCATTGCAATATCTAACAATGTGAACTCATCGCCGACAGCAAATGAAAACACAGAACCTGCTTCTGGAAACTTTTGTCCTCTTTCGTCTGTAAATTGCTTTACTCTAAAAGTCTTAGTAGCGTGGTTATATCCTCCGTTTTTAAGCAACTCAAATTCATATCCTGCCAAATTTCCTTTGTTTATATGGAGCTTCGCAGGTGTATCGTTTAATAAATACTTTGTTCCGTTGCCGTCAGTTTCGTTCAGGTCAAAGTCCATATTGGAAACCTCTATCTCTTGCGAGCCGTTTTCCAAATTGGTAACGCCTGATACTATCCCCTTAAAAGTAGGTTTGATGTCGTCAAAAATTTTAACACCCTCTTTTAAGCCGAATAATTTTACCTTAGCATCGTCCTGAATATAGTCCTTTCCGTGAGAAATAGGCAACCGCAAACGCTGTGAATAATCCCGGTATCCGCTTTTGATATTATTCGTTGAGCCAAAAACATAAAGCCGAGTAACCACATTATCATTCGCATTTTCTCTACTTAAAGAATAAAGCCCATTTCCTTTTCCATATTCAAAGGTTTGGTTTAAAGTTTCGCCTATCTTCTTAATGTTGAGCGTGTAAGATTTTCTCTCTAAATCCTGCTTGATTTCAAACTCGGTATCGTATTCCTGACAGATTTTTTGTAAAACCGCTAAACAGTTTTCATTATTAAAAGTCAGCGTTTTAGTTTCCGTATTTTGTGGATATTCTCCTAAAAGCCAAGTAAAATCTGAAATAGAATTTATATTTGTGATTAGCGTCGTAAGGAAAATATTTATTTCTCCCGTTAAAGGAAAATCCGCCGTATTTTGGAAGCCTTGAGCGTCCAAGTTGAAATACACCTTATCTCTCAATAAATATTGTACTCCCTCAAAAACTAAATCATAGGTATAATAACCCTGCTCCTTTTTTACCTTTGGTGCAGAGTTAAGTGTGTATCTTCGGTTTTCATATTCTATATAGTTGCCTACTTGCAAAGCAAGAGGTGTTTTGCTTTCTACTGTAATGTTTATTAAATCTTCTGATAACAAAGACTGTCTATGTTCGGCTTTGGTAACCGAACGCAAAGGCTTCCTATTATTAAGGTTAAGGGTCTTATCTCCTTGTATGACTATAAACTCCATAATTCTTCTGCATTGGTTTGTAGGTTAGTAATTTCGTCTGTATTCCCTGATATTGTGATATAATGAGTGTCTTCGGGGGCGGGCGTCCAATCGGTGGCTATGTTTCCTAGTTCTATCTTAACATTACTTACTTTGTAAGGCAAATTACTATAAGAATAAGTCTCAAATCTCAGACGACGAGGCTGTCCATTGTTTACTCCTGCAAGTTTGAAAATATGACTTATCCTTGTTTTTCCTGCACTTACAATACGACGAGAGGAAGATGCAGAAGCAACTAAACTTGTTCTGTTACTGTTATATATCGCTAAATCGTTATCTTCATTAGTTTCTATATCTGCGGAAAATACCACCTCTTTTCCTATTAGCTCTGGATTATCATTATAGATGGTATCATAAACATTATATCGTCCTGTTTTTTCAATATTTGATTTCAATACCAAATTTCTACCATAATAAACATAATCACTTAACTCTCTACTTGGAACCGCCTTATTGATTGTTATATTCCCCTTTCTTGTTTCGTTGATTCCGTCTATGTTTATATCCACCCAAGATTGAGCATTAAAGGATAATTGCAAATCATTTCCTACAAGTTTAAATACTCTTTTAATGGGGTTGGGGTCTTTCATTTTCAAAGTGAAGAACCCTATCATTTTACCCTCTTTAAACGACTTTTCAAGTTCTACTCCGTCAGAAAGGTAAACATCAAACACTAAGGCGTTTCCTAAATATTCCACTACTAAACGAGCCAAACCCTCTTTGTCAAATTCTGACAAAAGGGTGTCAAAATTGGTTTTCATTTGCGACCAAGTTTCACCCTCAACCCAGCATTTCAATTCAATTTCTCGCTCGTCGTATTTCGGTTTGGCTAAATCCACCGCCTTGCCGTGATACTCCGCCCAATCGTAAGACCGTCTGGATTTTAGCTTGGGTTTGTCCAAAAGCCCTTTGGATTCTGAAATGAATACTCCAAAATCTTTAAAATATTTACCGTTCAAATTATACAACACCTCGTTTGTCATCTTCTAAATATTTTCACTTTAGCGTGGTCTTGTTCTTCTACAACAACCTCTGCATTATCCAACATCGTTACAAATATGATAGCGTTATCTTTTGCTTTTATTTTCCCCTTAGAGTTCCCCCTTAAAATGAGAGAAGAAACACTAAAGTCGCCGTAATTCAGCTCAACATTAGAATAGCCGAAAAACGCCATTTTGGGCATTGTTTCAACTTTTCCAGAAGCATCTAAGAATAATCCGTATTGCTCTGTTTCTCCTCTGAAATAATGGAGCATTTTCTCGCTTGGAAAATTGTTTTTTAATGCCCAATCGTCGCCCTTGAAAAACATTCTACATAGTGTCTCCAAAGTAGGAGAGGATAGCATTTCATTATACCATTCTTCGCATAGCCCTTGTTTTTTAGCTTGTTGTATGATGTCTTGTAGTTTCATATTTCGTTTTTTTAAATAATATTTCATTTTATGAAATAATTTCGTACATTTGTCTTATGGTTATTATTTCAAAAGCCCCACTAAAGAGGTATCTAAATGACCGACCTGACCATAGCATAGAGGTTTGGCGTTGGTATCTCGTTGTAAAAGATGCTGATTGGTCTAATTTCGCAGAAATGAAGCAGTCTTTTAATAGTGTAGACAGTGTAGGCAATGGGCTATTTGTCTTTAATATAAAGGGCAACCATTGTCGTATTGTTGCTAGGGTTATTTTTGGAGCAAGAACCGTATTTGTAAAATTTGTGGGTACACACGCTGAATATGACAAACTAAACTTTAAAAAGTTATGAAAATAAACACTAAAAAAGACTATCAACGCTACTTGCAAGAGGTAGACGAATTGATGAAAAAAGGAGAGGAACTTCTGACTTCTACAGAACTTAACCGCATTAGTGTTTTGTCTTCTGCTTTGGAGGAGTACGAAGATGCTTTTTATCCCATTGCACAACCTAAAACTCTTCCCGAAATGGTAGAGCTTAGATTGTTTGAGAAAAAGATGTCTCAAACCGATTTTGCAAAAGTTTCTGGAATAAGCCTTTCCAAAGTGAACCAAATTATAAAAGGAAATCGTAAGGTAGATATTCCTTTTGCTAAAGCGGTTTACCAAGTATTGGATATTCCTGCTGATTTTGTACTGTCTCATTCTTAATATCATAATCCTAGTCCTCTAGTGTCGTTAGATTTTATTTTAGAGTTCATTTCCGAAAGGTCTTTTCTCATTTGATAAAGGTTTCGGGTGTTTTCCTCTATTTTCGTTAAGTTCATTAGCGAAGACTTCGCAATGTCTAACCCAAAGCCTTGATTTTTCTGTATTTCTGCAACGTGAATACGGATTGCATTAAATTGCCCTGCGAGTATCCCTGCGGTTTCCTCACTCATTCCTTTAATACCTCCTTTCAAACTATCGGCGTTTTCTTCTGCTGCACCAAATAAATCTTGGTACTGTTTCAAGGCTTCCATATAGTTATTCATTGCTACTTTACCTTGATTTTTTATCTCCTCTCTTTCTTCTGGAGTTAAACCATCAAAACTGCCATTGGGGTTTATATTTTTGCTATCCTCATATTGTTTTTTGAGTTTTTCAATTTGAGCCTTAAGAGCCATTGCTTTAACAGCAGAAATAGTTTTTTGAACAATATTTCCGTTTTTAATTTCATTTTGGATTTCTTCTAATCTGCTTTCCTTCTTTTTGATTTCTGCTTCTATTGATGCATCGCCACCTCCAAACCCCATTTTTTTAACTAAGTTATCTATCATCTCTTGCATTGGCCCTTCTAGTAGCTTCTGCTTTAAGGCTGCTTTGGCTGCATTCCTCATTACATCATCAACCGTCTTTTCATAAGCCTTTGCACCGTCTTCCCCTCGTTGCCACGCTTCAAACAACGCATCTCCCATTTTGTCGGCTAATGACTTAGCATCAGTTTGGGCGATGTCGTTCTTCATTTTGTCAATGATGTCGGTAATTTGGCGGTCTATTTCGTTCGCTTGGTTACGATACTCCGCTATTTTACCTGAATCAGACTTCTTTTTACCAGCTTCTTCATTCGCCATTCTTTGCAACATCTGTTGTTGCTGACGAAGATTAGCTATGATTTTCCCCTGTTCCTTATAAACATTCTCGCCTAGTGTTTTACTAATTTGATGTTCTAAGGCTCGGTATTGTTCTTTTACCTCCTCCAATGCTTGCCCCCATCTCTTGATGTTGCGTTCTCTTTTATTGTCGCCGTTTAACCAACCAGATACAGTTTTTATTAGTCCACCAATGGTTTTTATAGCTCCTGCTACCATTTGTACAGGATTTTTTGTAGCGAATCCTTGTGCAAAAGTCATTACACCATCTGCCATTTGATTAAGCCCTTCTAATGTCTGCTCCACATTAGAAAGAATGTCCCCAAATGTATTATCGGTACTGATTCCTAAGTCATCAAATGCTCCCCTAACATCACTTACAACTCCCTTGACATCATTAAGGTAAGACTTGGATTTATCTATGGCTTGGGTAAGTCTTAATATTTTTTCTTCGGTAGAAAGACTTTTATCTCCCAAGTCATTTATTGCCTTTATTAAGGATTTGAATGGATTTCTATCTCTTAGAGTGTCATCTATTTTCTTAATAAATTCCCCTATTTTTATTTTCTCCTCAATGGTTTTGGCTTCGGTTAATTTTTGCTGTAAAATATTTTTAAACTCCTCCAATTTAGAAGAGGCTACCAAGTTCATATCAGCGAACATTTTAGCCCATTCCTCTTTTTTAGCCATTTCTTCAAAGAATAAATCTATTGCTCTTTTAGAAAAGGCTTGTTCTATCTTTTTCTGCTCTTCTGGAGTAGCATTTTTGTATCTTTCTGTGGCTTTGAGGGCTGCATATTCTTTTTGCAGCTCAAGGCTTTTTTCTTCGTATGTTTTTTGTTGCTCCAAAAGGTCTCTGTAAAACTTGTCGTAGTCCTTTTGGGCTTCCTTTAAAGCCGAAGCATAGGCTTTGTTTTTCTCTAAATTTTCTTCCTCTGTGCCACCTAGTTGTAAACTTTTGGCTTTTTTCAGTTTATCTATAAGCTCCGCCCCTTTGTACCTTTCTTTAAGTTCTGAAATTCTATCATTAACGCCTTGCATAAAGGTTTCTACACCCTTAGCGTTTTTCAATTCCTCTTCAATGAGGATTAAATCTTTAGTAGTTTGTTCTGTCGCTTTTTGAGCTTCTATTAGCCCTAGATAAGCCTTTCTTTTTTCTTCTAAGGCTTGGACATAAGATTTGTCCTTTAAGTCAGGAAATAGATTCTTTACCGTATCCTCATTGATGAGTTCGGGTCTATTCATTCCTAGTTGTAGATACTTATCCCTAAGATTGATTCTTCTTTTGAGTTCTGATAGTTCTTCTTCTGTGGATTTTATCCTAAACTCTTCCTCAATTTTAGCTTTAGCTTCATTAAGGACTTTGAGTTCCTCTAATGCTTTATCCTTAGAAACTACCTGACCTGTTTCATACTCTTTTCCATACTTGTCTTTTGCTCTTACCTTAACTTGATAATTTCCGTCTTTGTCTTTAGTGGCTCTTTCTAAAGCATTATTCCAAAGGGAAATACGCTCTTCTAAATCCTTTATTGAGTTCTTAGAATAAACCTCTGCTAAGGCTTTTTGGTGTGCTTTGGCTTTTTTCTTGGTTTCGTTTACAGCGTTATTAACATTATGGGTAGGCTCAATAGATGAAGTTGCAGAGGCATTTTTCTCAATGAGTTTTTTTCTTTCTTCTAGGGCTTTATCAATATCTTTATTTTCCCTTTCAATATTGCTTACTAGTGCATCAGTAGCCCCCCAAGTAAACATTTCTCCATTTGCTCCTCTATTATATGTTTTTAGGTCAAAGAAAGATTCTAATACATCTCCTATACCAGCACCATTTGTTTTTAGCTCATTAATTCTATCAAGATTTGCTTGCTTTTTTGCTGTAAGATTCTTAATATCCTGAAGATAGACTTCTGCTTCAGCTTGCTTATACAAAGTTTGTATATAATTTTTTACAGCCGCATCCAGCTGACCTGTCTTAATATTTTCTACTGTAAGATTTTGAATCTTTCCTTGAGTAATGGAGTTAAGTCGCTCTATCAATCTTTTCTTTTCCTCATTCGTAGTATTTTCAGATTTAATAGCAGAAACCAAAGCCATTATCTGAGATTCCTGACCTGCAATTTCTTGTTTAGACTCTGATAGCTTGTCATTTAAGTCTTTCTGTAGCTGTTTTGCCGTTGTTAATTGTGAGCATAACTTATATATGGTATAGGTAAGACCAACTAACAATGCTGTAGCTAAAGCATATGGATTAGCCAATATCGTACTATTAAACAAGGCTTGTGCCTTTGTTCCAGCTCTGACAGCTAAAACTTGAAGTCTTTGAGCGACGGTTAGCCTAGTGGTAGCTATAGTATTTGCATTTTTTGTAGCCACTGATAAGGCTTCTTGTGCCACTTCGACTTTTTTAGCTGTTGTACTTACACGCGTTGCTACAGTTTCCAATTCTTTCTGTGTTGTGTAGAATTTAGATGATGCAGTTAATGCTCCTTTTCTAGCTATTTCGGCATTTTCTTGTGCTACTAAAACCTTATTTTCTGCTTTTTCAACTCTTTTTGTTGCAATAGTTACCTCTCTCGCGGACGCTTCAGCCCCTAATGCTGACAATTTCTGTTTGGCGGTGGCTAATTCTACTTGAGCATTAGCCAGTATCTGTCTTTTTTCTGTTGCTAAAGCAATTGCTTTTTGTTTTTTTACATTTAGAGATTGTACTTCTGCCTGTAGTCCTAAATATTTTTCTTGTGTAGCAATATGTTCAGCTTTAGCCTCTTCAAAACTAGCTATAGCTTGTTTTTGAGTTACTAATGCTCTGCCTAATTTCATCTTTTCAGAAATTCCCAATAAAGCTATTTCTGATTGAATTGTTTTTTTAGAGTATTCTTGAGTTACATTTAAAGTGATAAGAGCAGCTTTATATGAACCATATACAATTACCAACCCCTTAATAGCTTCCATTACTTCTTCGTAATGCTCCACCAAATAGGTTGCTCCTTCAATACCGCTATTCAAAAGTCCCTCACTACCTTCGCCAATCTTATTCAGCATTTGGTCAAAAGCATTACCTAAGTTTGAAATCTTACCAGACAAGGTTTTGGATTGTTCCTCCATTAAATTAAAGAACAACCCACCTTCATTGGTAAGACTAAATAAAACCTCTTTAACATCATTAAACCCAATCCGTCCCTCTGATACCATTGTTGAGATTTCTGCCGTAGTTTTTCCAAACTTTTTAGCTAATTCTCCAACCATAGGAATACCAGCTTCGGTAAACTGACGCAAATCATCTCCCATTAGTTTACCTTTAGCCATTACCTGTCCATATACTAAATTGATACGAGACATAGGAACTCCTAGACCCGCTGCGATATTCCCCATTCTCGTAAGGGTGTCCACAACCTCATTGGCAGGAACTTGAAATGCTAATAACTGTTTTGCTCCTGCGGATACCTCTTGTAAAGAAAATGGCGTTTTGGCGGCTAAATCCACCATTTGCCCCATTAACTCATTAGCCTTTTCCTTGCTTTTGAGCATTGTGGTAAAGGCAATTTCTGTCTTTTGGAACTCGCCCCTAACATTTATTAGTTCTCGGGCAAAGCCCATTAAGGCTTGTCCAGAAAAATAACCTGCAATACCAATAGATAAATTTTTAAACACTGAATCCATTTTAGAGGTTTCTTGCACAGCAAGTCCTGATGCTCTACGAATATCATTTCGTATGCGTTCCATTCCTCTCTCAAAATCTTTGGTCGTGAGTAGTGCCTCAAAATGTAAAGCTCCCTGATTCATCGTTTAATTTTACTATTCAAATGTTTAATATGTTCGGCAAAGTCTTTTGCTGTTTGTTCGGTTAATGTTTGGTTTTTAGTTTTGTTTGTTTTCTCTTTTACCTGCCTTGGCATATCTGCCAATATTCGCAGGATTATCCCCCACGGAACTTCCCACATCAACTCTTGATAGGAAAATCCCACCTCCTTCATTATCATTCCTATATTTCCATATAGGGTTTGGAGACCTTTTGTTACCCATCTATCAGCGTCTCCGTCGTCAAGGACTTCTTCGGTGCTGTTATCGTCATCGTCCCAATCAATCTGATAGAGGATATAAAATTTGTCAAATCATACATTTGTATAATTGCCAGACAAATACCCATTGCATCTTTGGGTTTCAAACTCCATTTGAGCTCCTCTGCTAAAACCTCTGTTTTCTCTTCAATATCTTTCTTGTTTCCCAACACGCATACTGCTATAAATTTCATTAGAGGGTCAATATTAGCCTCAAGCTCTCTAAGTAATGAGTTGTTATCTTCGCTAAGCAGGTTGAGCTTCAAGTCTACCGCATATTTGTTTGCGTGTAGAATGGTACCATAGGTTACTGGCTTTATATGATGTTCTTTTTCTCCAGCATTAAACACAAAGCCTTGTTCAACTAAAAGCTCCGCTTCTTTTCTCTCTTGTAAAACTTGTTCTTTCTTCATTTTCTTAAAGAAAAAAGCCACCACATAAGCATATTAGAGGTGGCTTTTGTTTATTGAGTTTTCAATGGTATGGTTAGTTTATTTCTCCATAAATGTAATAGCATCTACTCCTGCTTTTGTAGGAAGTTGCACAGATACTGATACTTGCATAGTCATAACATTATCAGTTCCTATTTGACCTCCCAGAGGCTTAGCCGTTACTTTTCCATTAGGAATTTGAATGTTGTACCCCTCTTTGGTTTCAACCAAAAAAGAGCGTTCAATGGTAGGTTTGTTTACTGGAGGAGAATAAGTCTTTTTAGAGTTTACGGTCTTCACTGTACCTCCTAAATAATACGCTTGCGTTTCCAATGACGGATTAGCCACCTCAAATTTAAAAGTGGTTTCTGAATCATTTTTTGAAATCGGTAAGCGTTTACCTTTTTCTTCTGTTTCTATCCACTGAATAGTTTCGTCAGTAGTTTCTAAGGTAGCGGTACCTTTTAGAGTTTCATCGTGTTCAGATAATGCGGTTCCCATTCCGCCATCTGCTGCTTTCTCTCCCGAAAGGACCCTGTTTATTCCAAATGTCCACATTGTATTTAATTTTTATTGGTTAATAGTTCTTGTTTTTAGTCTTATGACTGACACCCATTCTTGGGCGTTTTGCACTTTATAATTTCGTTGATATTCTATATCTATGTAGGTTTTCTTTTCGGCTATGTAATAATCCTTAAACAAAGGCATTAGCAACTTTGTAGCCTCGTTTAGAAGTTTTAAATCTGGGAGATGACTTCGTCCGTCAAAAAGGTCTTTCGCATAGATATTGACTAACACAACCGACTCTTGAAGTATGGTATTTGGCACGGATAAAGCCCCAATAACCACATCATTTTTTTTACTATCAAATGGTCGCTCACCCAGGTAAACATCGCCGTTAATTAGACTTTTTATGTTACTATTAGATACACTTTTATAGACAATACTTGCCAAATCTAACGATGTAATCATAACCCTTCTTTTTTTCTCATAGAAGCTACTATCCCCTCCACAACTTTATTTATTTCATTTTTAGCCAATGTTTCGGCTGGTTTCAAAACATCTAAATGATGAACATCTTCCACATAACTCGCATAATTCATTCCCGCCACTACAATCAAAGCATAGCCTTCTGTAAATTCTTCTGCTAATTTCTTAGCAAGAGCTTCTCCCACTTCTTCGCCTTTTGGGTCGGTAGATTTAAACTTACTTCCTCTCTTCTCTACTCCAAAGAAACTATCTGTAATTTTCCCGTTGATAACGACCACATAGCCTATGGAATTTCTAAGATTAGCGGTCTGGTCTTCGTAAGTGTTTAGCGTTCTCGCAAGAACCACACATTTCATTCCCAGATAGTTCAAATTCTTGCGAATAAGATTTTCCAACTGCCTTTTCTTCTGTTGCAGATAATCTTCTAAACTCGCCATATTGAATTTGGCTTCTATACCCATAATCTACAATGTAATTGAGTGGTTGAAAAGCGTAAAACAAACCCTACAAGCCTTGTTTTACCTTTATCTAACACCTTTATTTTTGCATTAGTTGAAATTTCAGGTGTTCCCACTGGCATAACTACTTTAGATGCATATTTTGATACTTCCCCAGATTCCGTAGCGACAATATTTCCTGCCCCTGCGGGTATATCTCTACATTTTGAATGAAATACCCACTGTTCCGTTGAGGGAATAGGAAAACCATTTTCATCTCTACCACCAGAGGTTACTTGCATCACATATAAGTCGTAAGGGTATTGTTCCATCACGCCAAAAAACTCATATCTCTAACTTCGTTTTTTCCACTCTCCAAAAGATTTGGAACGCCTAACCGCTTACACTCCATAGCATACCAATTCATAATAGCACTTCTATCGTACTTTATAGAATAATCATCTTCCGATACATCGGGTTTTATCAGCAGGGTAAGGATTATTTCTAAAAAGTTTTTATCCAAGTTTTTAGAATCGTCTGGCGAAACTAAAGCCTCTCCATCCATCTCGTTTGAAAGGATAAAAACATCTAAACTTTCATCAGGAATAGTAATTCCCAATATTTTCATCTTCGCTAAGAAATAACCCTTTACCGTTACTGACATCCTAAAATTATAAAAGTGTTGGTATCTACGCCTCCGTAGTCAATAAGTGAATACTATTGATAGATTCAATTACTGGCCACGCATTACATTCCGCTTTTGTAAACTCTCTAAATGGTTCGTTTTGCTTCCATTTAGATACTAATACACGCCCTGCACTTGCATATTTAATGTTTTCCACAGGGTTCATTTCTTCAACCGCCAAAGCATTTTTAATCACCCCTAATTTACCGTCTGGGATAAATGAAAGGTTTTTAGATTCAAAAGGACTTGTGATAGTTGGAACTCCATTTTTCTCTATTGACACTTTTTTGTCTACGATTTCAAATACTGGTAGTTCTGATTCTTCCATATATTTGTTCAATCTATTGAAAGTAAGAGGAGCGGTTTCTGCTGATGAAGCTGCTTTCGTCAAACCATAAAACGCCGCAAGAGTGTCCTTTACCTCCTTAGACTTCATCATTTCATTCATCTTGTTTTTGCTAATTAGAATTTTAGCAAAATCACTATTTGCCTTATTTACCACATTTTGAATGTCCTGAATAGGCGTTGCATTAGATGCATCACTCCAAGAGGTGCTTACCGTTGTTTTATTTTCATCAGGCATTAACAAGTCAATATCGGGAACAATAATACCGTCTGGATTGTTGTCCACATTGATATCTATTTTTCCTGTTGATATGGCTTGAAGCGCCAAAAAGTCAATTCTATTATGGATAGAATCCACTACTTTTTTTACATCGTCCCAAATCAATTTTAGGGCTTGCATCTTTTTTTGTTGGTCCTTTACACCTGGCATATTCAACAACGACATATAATGTCGGTATTGATTTTCATTTAGCGGTATCATTCGCTTAATAGCAGGAATTTCTCCTGTTAGTTTAGCCAAAGCCTCACGAGTAGCTAAAGGAGTTTCTGAATCCCTTGCTACAACTGTAGCTACCGCATTGATTACCGCACTTCCTAAAACAGAAGTATAATCCAGAGAAATTTGAGGCGTATCCCACTCAAAATATTTCGTATACCAAGGTTGATTGAACTTTTCTAATCTTGTGTCTATGAGGATTTGCATATTCTCTGCATATCCCCCAAATACTGATAATTCTGCCATTTTTTCTTACTTCTTTTTAGGTTAATATGATTGGGAGAATATGATATTTCCCTCTAACTTTTCTTTGATTTGCGGAGTAATACCCGTTACTCTGCTTTCATAAACAGTCCCTCTAATCACAACAGAAAGCGGTGCTTTATCTCCAATAACAATATCGTCGTAAAGCAAACCTTTTGCATCTGTACCGTCCGTTTTTGCCTTTTTGGCAATTCGGGTTTTCTCGTCAAACGCTATTGGCGTTCCTGCTGACAGGATTTCGCCATCCTTAAGCCCTGTTTTATCTAAAGCAAAACCACCTTTTGCTGTTTCCAAAACTTTTGCCCATACAGGAATACTTCTGTTTTCCGATACTTTTTTAGGCTCTAAATATTTTCCCATAATTGTTCGTTAAAATTGTTTGTTAAACTCTTCAATATCATTTTTGATAGCAGTATTTTCCACACCATTACCACTTGAAGACATTGGAGAAAATCCATTTCCTGCACTATTGGAGACCCTTTCCTTTACGATTCCCTCATAAATTTCTGTTTGCTTTGTTACAAACTCATTTAGTGATTCTTCGTTTTCAAAGTTTCTCCCAAACATAGCAGCCTCAATTTCTTTGTCTGTCATTTTTAGCTCTTTCAATCTTGTAACAGCTTTCTCGTTTAACGACTTTACCACTTGCCCTTTCTCAATATTGTCAAGTCTTTCTGAAATCTGTTTTAGATATTCGCCTATTGTTGGTTCAGCTTCTTTATCTGCCCCAGACTTCTTATCAGGCGCTTGTTCTTTCTTCACTTTTTCTACCGCAGAGCTCACTCTTGTGTCTATTTCAGACTGTAACACCTTTGCTAGCGATTCATAACTTTTACATTGTTCGATGATTTCTTCTGCCGTGGAGTTTTCTGTATAAGAACCCTCAATCAGTTTAGTAATTTCGCCCAATGTGCTTTCAGAAAGCCCAAACTTTGTGAAATGCTTTTTAATGATTTGTAAAAATTCTGCTTTTGTCATTGAAAATGATATTTTGATAGTCAAAAATATGATTTGTACCCAATAGACACAAAATTATAAATCTGATTTATAGTTATTTATGAATTTATATAATAAATCATTTAACATTTAAAGTTAATATATTTACTATTTTAACTATTTTTGCATATAAATAACTCGTAAAAGAAAAGCAATGAGTAAAGCGGAAAAGCTAATTAAAAACATTAGTCAGCGAATATCTGACTTAAAGAGTAAAGAATCAGAATTAAAAGCCAAGCTTTTATCTAATTTTTATGGTTATTTTGATGTTTATTCAGAAGACCTTTTAAAAACACAGGTCTTAATTGGTGAGTATGAAAGGACTTTAAACTATATATCTGTTGCGGATAGTTCTATCATAGAAAAATATTTACTTGAAAGAAGACAAGTTATTTTAAATTCGTTAATGGAGGACAAACTATCAGGCATATCCTCTAATCAATATTATAATCTAAAGTACATCAGTACAATAGAAGTAAACAGAAAAATAGCTTACGAATTATACAACTGGCTATCTATTTTGAAATAGATTTGTAAATAGTTCTTACCTTTGCGGTATGAATGAAACAAAGATATACCATATCAGCTTTTTTGAATCTGTAAACGGTAAGAAAGATTATTATTTCGGTAGTATATCTGCTATATTTAGCTGTTTTACTACCGAGCAAGTTGGAGTTGCAGCATCTACATTATATAACCTTAAATTGAATATTGGAGATGAGCACAGAACCAAATTTTGCCTTATCAAAAAAGAAAGATTGATAAGAAAAAGTAAAGAGAATTAGAAATTTCGTATATTTGCATTGACGGGGAGGTGGACATAAAGGCAGTAATGCCCTGAAAATCTCGGTCAAGACCGATTAAGTTCGTGAAAATATACCACTACGGTTAGTATATTTATTAAGAGGGGCTATTTCATAGAACCTCTTATTTTTTTTGCCCCCATTCCTTAATAAAATTCTTTCTGAAATTTTTACTACTAAAATATCTACGAGTAATAGAAATAAGCCTACTTCCTTTAAATAGAATAACCTCTCTCACGCTATTGTTATTCTCAAAGAACCATTTTATACTGTCTGAAATTTCGTTTATATCATTTGTCCCTACAATATCCAATATCGCTCTATCAGACTGCGTACTTGCTTCAATCAACCTCTGTTTTATTGTGCTTTTTCCATTGATAGTTTTACCTTCAAGATAATAATACTTGTTACCTTTAACTCCTATGAAATCTGCACTTTTAGCCCCAGATACATTGGGAAGTAAATATACATCGTACCCATTTTGGAGCAATTTTTTAGCAATGGTTATATTCTTAGGCATTTCGTGAGCCTTCAAAAGCTCATCAAATTGCTTGATATTGAACCCATAAATTTTATTATCAGCATTTGATAAATGCCTAACGACTTCAAACTCTTTCATTTGAGTAATGGCTTTTAATATGGATACCTTTTCGGCATTTACTTCAAGTTTATTGTAATAATTGACGGCTTGGCTAATTCCTTTAAGCCCCATTGTAGCCAATCCACCTGTAACATCTGAAAAGATAATATTTGTACTAACTTTCTTTACAGCCAACTGATTGTGCTTGCCTATTTTATCTCTTAGCAAATTATACTCTCCAAACAAATACCCTCTATTCTGTTGCATCCAATAAGGCTGAACCCTCACAGTATCTATCTTATGCCTATTATCTTTTACCCATTTTTGTAGTGGCTCGTGTAATTTAGTAATCTCATTGGTACTCCTCAATGGTTCTTTGCCTTCTAATATTCTTTCGTTGTCTGCCTGTATTTCTGCAAATGACTTAAGTATCGGTATAGTAGTACAACGGCATTGCGGATGCCAACCCCAAAACTTAAAATGCTTCGGATATTTCCCCGCCATACTTGCACAGAATGGACAATGATTAGGATTATTTGATAGCCTAATCTCAATGCCAATCACAAAATCAAACTCTTGATATTTTAGATAGTTAGCTTCGTGGTATGCCATATTATTCTCTGTCCTCGTCAAACGCATTGCGTTTTTATAACTTGAACGGTACACGCCTTGTCCAGGGTGGTATTCTTTGGCTCTTTGAGAAAGCACCAATTGTCCGTGCTTATCCCTTACTTTTCTATATAAGCGGTCTGGTTCTTTTAAGTAACTTCTTAAATCCCTTGATAATTCCGATGCCGATTTACCTTCCCCCAAACCAATATCTAATCCTAACTCAATTTCGTTTTTGAATTGATTAGTATAGTTCCAAATTCTATCGGAAAGGCGTAAACCGTCCGTTTTCCTATTTTGAAAAGCTAAAATAGCTTCCATATTAGGACGGTTGTATTTGTTGATTAGTGTTTTATTTAGATTGGTTCTTTTAGCGATTTCATCTACTAATTGCTTTTGTTTTCTCTCTGCTAACAACCATTCTTTAGAAGAATTATTTTGTATTGTGACCTCAATGTTTTTCGCAAACTTTTCAAAAAGTTGGTCTATTTGCTTTTGTAGTGCGGGATAATCTCTCAAATGAAAGGGCTTCGTCTTATCCACTTTATTCAACGATGAAAGCCTTGACACTTTTTGTATCAAGGCGTAGTATATTTTGGCAATTTCTTTTACATATTGCTCCACACGATTAAAGTGCAGCCTGTCAAATAAGTCATCGTGCAGTTTACTCATTACTACTTTTTAAGTGCACAACTTTCTAACTCTGGTCTATCTTCTGTTAGGAAAATTGTTTGAGCCATCATTTTAAATCCACTCATCTTTTCCCTAAAAGTCTCAATGCTTTCCTCTGGATGCACAGAATCTATTGCGGCATATTCTCCAATAGCATTAAACTGATGGGATACTCCTCTTGGAATTTGCATATCCACAAAAGAATTTTCAGGAACGATAAGGTTATATCTTATTTTCTCTACTCCCTCTGGGGTGTCAGGTAAGATATCCTCAAACACTTCTGGTTGAAAAGGCGTTACTCCTTTTATATTTGTGATTTCAAACGGCTCCAATGAACCTACTCTGATTTGAGTACCTGGACCAGTCATCATACGGACAAACCTTAATCCAGTATGAATATGCATACGCGAACAAATACCTCGCTCCTCTACATTAAAAAAGTCCATAATGTACCTATCGGAGAAATACTCCTCAAAAGGCTTTTCCGCCATATATACCTCGCCCTCTTCAAAGGTTTGATAACGAACGATACCGTCTTCATCTGGTGCATTGGCTTGTTCTGATACAGACGCATTTCTAACAATTTGTTGAAATTCTGAAACCACTACCCTTGCCACTTCTGCAGGTAACTTCATAATCGGAGTTACAACATTGAAATTAGAGTCTTGAAACCCTGCAATGTCGTGGATTTCATTCTCTGAATCTGGATTGATTTTCATTAGTTTTTCCATAGTTATAGTTTTATAGATTGAAATATATCTTTCTGTTTTTCCTCTTCGCTTTCTGTCTTTATGATTTTCCATTCTTCCTGAATATCTTCTGCCAAATTGCCTAATACAACCGAGCCTTGGTGAGAAACAATAGGCTTATTTCCGTTCGCCGTCATCAACATCTCAATTTTAGATTTCAAGTCATCAATCATATAAGGGTTGAATTTAGGCTTGATACTTAGGCTCTTAGATGCTTTTTCTAAACTTGGATTGAGCAATTTTCCCACATAGGTTTTGAGCAGGTTAAATCGTCTTTCGTAATATTCGTCCCAAATTTCCTCTTTCTCCAATACCTTTAAATGAGCGTCCATAAATAACATCTTTAGCATTACACCACTAATTTGATTTAATGCCTTAACACTTTCAAAAGACACATCTGGTGTTTGAGTGAACTTGAAAATGTTGGATAATCGAGTGGCGATTTCCAATTTTATACTTTCTGGAGAATGGTCCCAAGATAAGATGTGGGCTTTAGTCCCAATAGAGCCTTGTATTACGCCATTTGCTTCTCCTGCTTGTGGTGTAGACATTAGCTCTCCCTCAATAAAAATTTTGGGTGCAGCGTGATAATCATTTATCTCTGCGTGGCGAGAAAACAACAATTCCAAACGCTCAATATCCGATTGAACATCTCGCCATTCTGCATTCTCTTGACTTGCATAAATAACGGGGATTTTGCCAATAGTTTGGCTTAAATCCAAGTAAACAGGAATTTCATTATCGCCATCTGTAATTTGGTCTTTTTCCCAAATACCGTTGGTCTTTTTGTATCGTTGATATTCAGATGAAGTATATACATCTAAATACTCTTGTTTTCCAACAGAAAAAGCTCTTACAAATGCCCTTAACTTATCGTAACTATCAAAATGCGGATAAAGATTTTCTCCATTCCAAGGCGTTAGCAATTTTACTCGTATCTTATAATCGCACGGGAAGCCATATTCCTCGTGAGTTTCTGTTTTTTCGTAATACCAAACTTCGGCTACTTCTGTGGCTCTGTAACATTCTCTTGCTACTTTTCTGTTGAATGTAGCGGCTTTGTTGTCATCTAATATCTTCTTAACAGCATTAAATACCTTTTCCTCGTCCGAGTTTTCTTTAAAGTGGCTTTTAACCAATTCCACCTCATTACCAAATCCAAATACGACCGCTGTATTAACTATCTTCTTTTGAAAAGGAGCGGAGATACGATTAACTTTTTTAATCCCCGTAACTTGACCTTCTTTGTTTTTAATCTGTTTATCGGGTAAGTATTCCGTCTTCATCACTTTATGTTGAGACACCTCCCACTCTTCCTTTAATTCTTTTATATCGGCTCTACCCTCTCGCTCTGTAGTGAGTGCTTTTACCTGTTCTTGCAGGTCTTCTGTTTTCGTAAATTCTGATATTTTCATTTTGTATTAGTTTTCTTTACCATAAAATATTTTGAACCTCTTGGGCATTATTGTTGTTCAAGTGGTAACTTATTTGATAACCGAGTAAATCGACATCTTCATCGTGTGAAGCGTTTGGAAAGCCACATACTTCTTCTAAAAACTCTTCGTTCCAAGCCCCCTCTACCAAAAACACTCGCCCACTCTCTACTGTAGGAGAAGCGGCGTGTAATCTGGTCTTTTTATCATCGGTCGGTGCAGGAATTTCAGCTACATTCAATTTTGTAAATGCTTTAAGCGTTTGAACCACCGACTTCCCAGATGCTTTGGGTTCTATTCTAATGGTTGAATAAGCGTCATAACCCTGTGATTTCACATAATCGGGGACAAACTTTATCAACTCAGGAAATTCTTTACGCACCTTTCGCCTGTCAGTTATGTAAATGTTATTACCAATCTTGCACGATGCGTGTATGCCCGTTGGGTCATTCTCCGATTTATCCGTATAAGCGGTATCCATAAAAAAATGAATGGTAGTCCGTTGTTTGGATTTCATTTTATAGAACTCATCTCTACTAATAATTGTAAACCATTCTTTCTTGACAATGTCGCCATCTTCCGATGTTGGTTTTTCCAAAAACTGCCCATTATATCCTCTTGTTCCTAAATCAACTTTCGCCTCATCTAACGCTTTTCTGTCTAATCGGACAGGGTCTAACAATCCATCTTTGTAGTTATCCTCTAATTCGGGAGGAACAGGCTTCGTTTTTTCCGTTATTTCCGCAGGGAGCTTGATATGTTTAATACTCTCTCCCTTTTTTCCCAACAAATAACCTGAAACATCTTTTTCGTGAAGCCTTTGCATTACGGTAACGGTTACCGAAACCACTTTGTTGACCTTCCTTGACGATAAGGTTTTAGTGTGGTCTTCCGCTTGTTTTCTATGAGCCTCGCTTTCTGCTTGTTTTGGATTTTGTGGGTCATCGTTAATGATGATATGGGCGTGTTTACCCGTAATAGCACCACCGGTAGAAGTGGTATATCTTGCGCCATTCTGCGTATTATCGTAAGCCTGCTTTCCGCTCTTATCTTTTCGTATTGCAACATAAGGAAATAGTTTTTGATATTTCTTTGAGTTTATAATATCTCTGCTTTTGATGGCGTGTTCTGTCGCTATATCTGCTGCATAAGAATTAGAGATAATTCTGATAGTTGGATCTACTGCCCATAACCAAGCGGGCCACATAATTGTTACAATGGTTGATTTTGTAGTTCCAGGTGGAATATTTATCAACAGGTCGTGTAGCTTCGGTTTTCTATCAAAAACATTTTGAGCAACCTTTTGCAATTCATCACACAAGTAAGGGATATGCCAATTCCAAACGGGTATCTCTGGGATAATTTCTTTCCAAAATAACTTTACAAAATAGAAAAAAGACTTTTTGCACTCGTCCGCCTGAACGAGGTATGCTAATGGTGCTATCTTTTCTATTTTGTTTGTGTTATTCATCGTCTTGGTCTAACTCTTCTGCTAATTTCAATAAGGATTCCCTTTGTTTCTCTGATAAGTTTTTTAATACCTGCTCGGGGTTCTTTATTGTTGTGTTTATATCTGCCTCAAATTTATTTGGTGCGTAATCGCCCTCTATCTTGGATATTTCGGCTCTTATATCTTTTATGGTGCTTTCTATCTTGGAAACCTCTAAAGCGGTCAGACCTCGCTCTTGCGAGATGTATACACCTTGGCTAAAAGTATACGCTAATGTCTTACCTTTAGCAAGGAAATCCTCTAGTCTTTTTATTTGCTTCTCTAACCCTGCTAACCTGTCAATTTTTGTAGAAATAGCTTTCTTTCTTTCCTCTATCTCTATGCTCGCTGTTTCTTCTATTACCTTGTCGCTAATTTTCTTTTGGTATGCCTGAAACTCCTCTGTTGCTTTTTTCCAGTCTTTTATAAAGGTGTTTTCTTTTTTACCCCATTTTACCCCATATTTACCCCAGCAATCCACATAAGACAAAGTAGGCTCGCTTTTCAGCAAGTCTAATATCCTTTGTTGTCTTGTCTTTGGATTGTTCATCTTCTTACCCTCTAAAATCTAATCGTAATTACTCTGTATTTGTACTCTATTCTTTTTGTTAAATTTTAAAAAACCCCAACCGACTATTACAGCCAGCCGGGGAAACCAAAACAAAGCCACCAAGCTCTGAAATACCTAAAGAGGGCTGTTAGCTCCGCCCCCACGAGCACCACTTCTTTTGTTCTATCTTTTTTTTTAATTAAAAAATCTACTGCAAATATAGTAAAAATATGTATCCATTAGATACACATTTGGATATTTTTTTTACCTAAAATACTTCCTACCAAATCTATAAACCGTTTGGTTTCAAGTTGGTTCGGTGTAGTTCGCAACAACTTCCAACCGAGCCTTGTAGCTTCGTTATATTTCTCCATATCTTTCAAAAAACCAGCTCCTCTTGTATGCCTTCCACCTGTCCATACCCCTCCTTCAACCTCAATCGCTAATTTTTCTTCTACAAAAGCAAAATCAAATCTCCATCTCCTACTGGGGTGGAACTTAAATTCCTCTGTTGGCTCAACACCCAATTCGGAAAAACACAGCTTTGGAAATAAAGAATATTTCTTTTGCGTACTCTTATTTTTAGTTAGCTTGAGCAAAATATTGTTGTATTTCATAGATAGGTGTCTAATGATTATTAAATCATTCTCTACACTTTTTAAATAATGAGAAATTGTCGGCTGTTCCGTGTTCAAAAATTTAGAGATTTCAGTTTGAGGTATCCCCAAATTCTTATATGCTATTTTAGCAAACAACATTCTTGAGAAAACTTTGTTTTGTTCTCTTGATTTTGATTTTAGTTCTTTCATTGTAATTTGCATTTCTGCATTTACAATTTTAGCAAGCTGTGTTAGTGTCAGTTTTGTTTTCATACCTCAATAATAATTATCTTATAAGTTTTCTTGTATAAAAAAATGCCCCACAAAAAGACGACTTATAAGCTGACAAGTGCCTATATATTTAAGGTTTTTGGTGTTAAATATATGCCCCGTTCCAACCATTACAATTTTAACTTCTTCTTTTTCGGCTCCTGGGTTTACCAATGCCCATAAGCAAGGTTTTCCGTGTTGTTCCTGCACGGATAATATTTCTGCTCCTTTCGGCATTGAAATGATTTGTTCGTCCTCTACTTGGAGAGGGTATTTGTAAATTACTTTTTTCATAGTCTTTTTATCTTAATCTTATTACTAATTTCTTTGATATGTATGTTTTTCCTTTTTGTAGAGTGGCGTAATCTTCTACATCTACCTGTTTTTGTTCTATTTCCCCTGTTATCTCATCTTTTCTGATAATGTAATACACAGGGGTATCTCTTCCTGCTACAATTTTATCAACCACGGTATATTTGTATGGCTGTTGTTCTATTCTGAAAAAGAATAGAAATGCTCCTGCTAGGAGTAGGACGATTATTATTACTTTCGTTTTCATTTATTCTAAAATTTTTGGATTTTCGTATATGTTGCCTGTTATTTTGAATGCTCCATTTTCAAGATGAAATGTATAAACAAGCTCTATATCTAAAGCATCTATGCCTATAGCTTCGTATGCTCTGTATTCTTCCACAGAAATAGTCCAAAACATTCCCCACTCCTTTATAAAAGTGACTATGCAAATGTTATCCACCTCATCTCTAAGAATATCTCCCTCGTAAATGCTTTTTTCATTTTTATCCTTAAATCCTGTGTGCTGTCCTACCGTTTTAGGAGCTACTTCGTGAAAACAGTAATCAACATCTCGGTTTACTTCTAAAAACTCTACAATATATACTCTTTTTTTATCCTCTGAATAAGCCACTGTACCATACACCCATTCTTTTGTGTCAATTTTTTGACCTCTAAATTTTATTTCTCTGTTCATTATTTTTCAATTAAATGTTTACATTTTCCGTCTTTAAATTCAAACATTGATAGTGGGACTATTCCGTTTCCATTGTCTAACCACCTTAGACATTGTTCTTTTAATGGACACTCTTTGTTAGCACATCGGCTAATATCATTTGGTAATCTTCTCATTTTCTATTAAATTATATAAAAAGTCAATTACTTCTTTTGATTGGTCTTTTAGGTAAGGTTTCGTGATGTCTATTACTTGGTAATAAAATTTGCCTGATTTTTCTATAACTAAAAGACTGTTGTTGTCTAAATAACATAAACTTACTTCTTTAAGAAGACTTAACCAAGCTAAAACATCGGTCAGCATTGGTTCTTTGCCTAGACTTTTAAATCTGTTCTCAAGGTATTCAAGTGAACATTTTGAGTGTTTAACATACATATCATCCATCCATTGAATAAATATAAATTCATCATTGTTTTTATGGACAATTTTACCTATAATATCGGTGCCTTTATCTTTAATCAGACATCCCTCATCCAACTCCATTAGTCTTGGAAGTTTTTGTCGTATGTTGTCTGTTATTATTTTTAGTTTATCTTTAGTTGTCATTATCTGTAACTTCTAAAAGTTTAAACATTTCTTTTTCTATCTTTTCTATTAAAGCATCGCTTATTGTTACTTCTCCATAACTCCCTACTGAACAATATTGCTCATTTTTGAATGTATCTAGATTTAACTTAAAATATTCTGTCCCGTGAGAAGATGATGTGCCTAGAGCTATTGTTATAGTTCTAAATGGATAATTTTTTAAGTTTTCTTTTCCGAAACGGTCTTCTAGTAACTTTTGGTTTTTGGCAGTTACAGTATACTGTTCGATTGCTTGTTTTAATTTCTCTTGTATATTCATAATACTTGTATTATACTTCATTTATGAGTTTTATTGCAATGTTGTTGTCGTATCTTTTTGTATAATAAAAAGCCTCGCTATCGGTCATAAAGCCTTTAATGTTTAAAGGGACATCTCTTATCCAAATAGGAGTTAGCATATTGTGCAGAAACTGCTCTAGTGTTCTTAATGCTCGTCTTCTATACGAGTTCATATAATCACCATATTTTTCATAATCTTCATAAGAAACACCTACAAGGTTGTTGTTGTATTCTATTAGTTTTTCATAAAAAGCAATGCCATATTTATCCCAAATTTCTTTTTCGGAAACTTCTTTAGAAATTTTATTTTCTTGTTTAAAATCACTTAATAACTCACGATATTTATTTATTTGAAAATCACTCCAACCCTCCTCTTTGTGAAAAGGTAAATATTCGGCTATTTTTTTACTAATCTCTCTCCAAAATTTAACGTTATAGGGGGTGTTTTTTACTATTGCTGATTCTTGATATTTTCCAAATATCATAAATATTACTTTAGATGAATCTAAATTTACAGTTATTCTAAAATCCTTGACAGCAAACTCCCATATCGTTACTCTTTTATAATCATCAACCTCTATCGGGAAGCCAAATCTTTTGCTTAAATAAAAATAACTTTGGAAATATATATCCTTTGTAAACCAACCAAAATGAGTGTCCTTGTCTATCTGAAAGCCTAATGCTTTTGCAACTGTTTCAGTGATTGTTTTGTTACCTGAAAATAGGTTATATCTGCTCATAATTTTTATTTTGTTCTCATCTATTAAATTTTAGGCATATCTGGCACTGAATGCCAAAAAACAACATCTAAATCCTCCTCTAAATCTGCCTCTGTCATTATCTTGCCGTCTTGTGGATATATTTCGCCGTTAGAAATTCCCCACAAATAGCCGCCTTCTGCATACACTAAACAGCCTAACGCTACCCAACCTTTGCCATTAGTTATCCAAACAGTTTCATTTTCGTTTGGTAATTCTTCTTCTGTTTTTTTCCAATTATTCGTTGTCATTTTTCAGCGTAACTTATTTTTAGTTTATTTCTAGCCAACATTCTTTTAAATCTTTTTATCTGTTTCGTAATCACTTTATCTGGCTCTTCATCTCCATCATTTAATGGTTCAGCACAGCCAATCATAGCCTCCGCATCTGAAAACAAGTCTACTATATCTAATAGCTCTTGTTCTGTCAGTTCTAATGTGAATTTCTTTTTTGCCATTTCTTTTTAACTTATATATTTAAAATTTTGTCTCCCCCGAGGGCTCAAACCCCAAAGTCTGCCTGTACGGAAGGTTGTTTTATTAGTTTCTCATAGCTTTACTTTTTAACTATTTTTATTGTTTTTGCGAAGTTTAGTAAAGCCTCGTACTGTTTAGCATTCAGGCTTCCTATCGTTCTTATTAGTTCATCATATCCCTTTTGTTGGGCTATTCTTTGCAGTTCTGCCGCTTCGCCTTTCTCCATAGCCATACCGATAAATACTTCTATGAGTTTCAACAATTCGTTTTGGAAATCTACCACGAGGCTTTTAGAGTGAATAACTCCCATATCAAGAAGTTCATCTATTTGCTCGGATAGAAACTCGGTAGAGTAGGCTATCATTGTAAGCCTATGGGCTACTTTTTTAAAGGTTTCATCGTCCATTTTGGATACACAGAAACCTCTCTTGTTTTCTAGCTCTTTTTGCTTTCTTTTCTCCTCTTCTTTCCTAGCTTTCAATTCTCTTAGGGTGGGAGTTTTTATGTTTAGATAGTTCTGTATCATTGATTAAATTTTTTCTGGTAACACATTTCCTTTAGCATTTGCATAGGCTCTATTGAGCCTCTCCCAAACATTTTTATCTTTGAACTCAAAGTGCATCGTTCCTTTTTTGAAGCCTTTGTATCGGAAAAACTCCATTTCGTGCCAAACCCCTCGTTCAAAATCTTCCCAAGCAGGTAGTTTTTCTATATTGTCGTAATTCTTACCCTCTAGGTTGCAAAGGACTTTTAGTAAATCGTTTAGATTTTCTACATATCCTGAGTAGCTTACTCTAACCATATCAGGAGAACGATAAGTTCCTTCACACATATTAGGCACAATGAATTTCCTATTTAGTAGGTGTCCTGAGTTAGTACTCCAACCCTCCAAGGAATATCTATTCTCTTTTGTATGGCGTGTATAGTTGTCAATAGCTTCAACTAAAGAACGCTTGAAATTATGCTCTTTAGTGCCGTAGATAACCTCTATCATTTTAAAGATATTTCTCTTTGTAAAAGGAGTTTGGCTCTTGTATCTTACCCACGCTTCTAAATCTTTCGCTACGGAGCTGGTTACATATTTTTCAATATTAAACAGCTTAAACACTTTATGCCAAAGTTGCACTTGAACCTCCCTTAAAAACAGTTGTCTGTTTATCTTGTTTTCTTTTAGTTCAACGCCTATTTTTATTGAAACGCCAACTCCGCAGGATTTAGCCATTTGCATAAATAGTTCAGTATCTTCAAATAACTTTTCAGAATATTTAGCTATTCCTTTGTAAGAGTTGACAAGGCTATCAATTTCGCTGTATCTTATAATACCCTCCTCTGTATTATCAATATCAAAGCCCCCTGCATTGTCGAAATAATCGTCAAAATTTAGGCTCTCACTTGTGATGGGCTTATAGACTTTGATTAACCCGATACTCACATCGGTTTGTCTTTCTGCATTGCTGAACACATTGCCTAAATCAGACTTATAACCGTAAGCCTCTATGATGTTTAGGATTTCTTCTTTTTCTCTTAGGAAACTCCCTCTATCACTTACGCTATCGTAATTGCAAAGGCTTACTATCTCGCAACCATCAGGAGCAATATTCCAAGCGTGCAGAAAGTGTTTTCTAAACTCGCTAAACGGCGGATTCATTATTATAGCTTCTACTCCTGCAACAGCTTCTGGTTTTAATTCCAAAAAGTCTGTGCCTATTTGGTTGGCTTTAGTCTTGCATATTTCTGCTAAATCCTTGTTGATTTCGCAGAAAAGAACCTCCTTAGCTCCGTACTCTTTCAGATAGTCTATAATATTACCTTTTCCTGCACTTGGCTCTAAAATAATTTTGTTGTTTACATCTAACTCCATAAGGTCTAAAACCTCTCTAGGAGTAGGGTAAAAGTCTTGGTTGAATATATTTTGGTATTTCATTGTGTCGTTTTTTAAAATGGTAAATCGTCGTCGTCATCTTCAAAAGGGTCATAACTGCCTGATGGTTCTGACGGAGCATTAGTATTTGGCGATGGATTAACAACAGCTTTTTCTCCTCGCTGAAAATTTATCTTCTTCACTCTAAACTCTTGGTAATACTTTCCCTCTTTTTCGTTGTTAGAATACCAGTCTATCTGGGCAATAACCGCCTTACCTTTCGTTAGGTGTTCGGCTATCTTATTTGACTTAGACCAGTAAGTGCAAGGGAGAAAAGTGGCATTTTCTTTGTCGCCGTACTTCTCGTTAATAGCGATAGTAAATCGTATCGCATATATCCCACCTTTTGCGGTGCTTACTTCTCTAGAGGTAGCTTCTCCAGTAAGATTTCCTGCTACTGTTGCATTAAACATTTTTAATAATTTTAGGTTAAACAAAATTACAAAATATGTATCCAATAGATACAATTTTGATTATATTTTTTCTATTGCTTTTAAAATAATTTCTGCTTCCCTTTTTGATTTTGGAATTTCAGCATCAATATGTGTTAGAACTCCCGTTGGAGGACACGCTGTAAGTTTTCTATTGCTATGAATTGTTATCGAGTTCCAATTCATTGGCTCTACTTCTTTTTGGAATGTAGTTGCATATATTCCTCCTTTTTCATTTTTTACAACATTTTTTTCATATCCCATTTGTTGTAAAAATGTTTCAAAATTAAATTTCTTCATTTTTTATAGTTTAAATTGTTAATTTTTAGAAAAAATAGTTTCCCTCTTGAACCCTCACGGACCTGTATTTTATTTTCTTTGTATAGCTCAATTAAAGCCTTTCTCACTTCCGTCCAGCTTTTCGCTGTTTTAATAGTTAAATCTACACCATACACTCCATTATGCCCTCCCGATTTCCTATGCTTTTCAACGATAATGTTATACACTTGGCTCTTAAGATTATTCTCAAAATGGGAAGTCGTCATATTCATCATCACTAAAAGCTGTTGAAGGTTCTATCTTCGTATTACTCAATATTTCATCACCCAAATTCAAGTATTTAGTCCTAATCCAGTTGGAGTTATCCCATTCGTGAATTGTGGTATTTTCCCCCTCATATCTCCCATTATTGTAATTGTATTTGAAAGGGACTATGTCCGTTTTACCCAAATGTTTAAACTTGACTTTTTGGATTGAAATAATCCCTGTGGATTGAAATTTCTTTGTTTCTGCATCTTGGTCCCTACCTACTGAAATGCCATAATCACACATATTCCAAAAGTCAGCACTTCCTGCAATATCATACATTGTGGCTATTGGGTAAAAGCCTCCTTTATCCTTCTCTAACTTACGAGGGTGGGCAATTAAAATCATCAACACATCGTGTTTCTTTGCGAAATTGGATAGCTTAATGAGTATCTCTGCGATAGCGTCCAATTTGTTTTGTCCATTCGGTTTATCTATTCGGTTAAAAGGGTCTATTACACAGGCTTTTATTCCTTTCCGTTTTACCAAGTATTCAAACTTTTTCAAAATATCATCAACGGTAAAATCCTCTGGCGGCGCCACCCAAAAAAAGTTGTCGTGTATATATTCCAAAGCTGTGTAAAATTCATCAGCGGAAGAATACTTTTCTCCAAATCGTTTGCCCGTTAATTTTTCGTGCAACTTGGCATAGTGTAGTTTTACAGGAAAGTTTTCAGGCGAATAGTACCCCGTTTTCCAATCGTACAGAATGTTCAATCGACAAAGCACATCATCTACCAATTCCGACTTCCCACTTCCAGGTGCACCCGTTACTACAGCAAGCCTTTTAGTTTCCCAAGTTATACTTTGGTCTAATTCAGCAAAATCAATCTTTAGCCCCGGCTTTAAACCATTTTTAAAAAGGTCTTCTATTTCATCAAAAAAATCTTTTGCTTCAAAAACATCATCTACCTTTATCTCTTTAGCGTTTTTAAGTACATTTTCAAGACTTTTGTATCCTTTGTGGGTCAGATATTCGTTTGCATCTTTATATTGCTCAAAAGAGCATAAAACGCATCTTTCTTGCCCCAATCTTCTAACCAACTCATCTCTCAACTGCAAACCTTTATCGTCAATATCCGTAGCGATATAGAATTTTTCTATCTTTTCGAGGTCGTCTAAACTACTTTCCAAATAAGGCATATTCACGGCATTTGCTCCATTGGGAACACTAATCACATTCTCAAAGCCCTCTTGGATAAAACTCAAAGCGTCTATCTCTCCCTCAACGATGATAATTTCTTTATGTTTGAGAATTGCATCGTAATTCCACCAAATAAGTTCAGCACCGCTTTCCATTTTGAAATTCTTTTCTCCATCTCGATACTTCACATTAACCAACTGCCCATTTCGGTAATACGGAAAAGCAATGCAATTGCGTTCTTTCTCTACCTGCGGGAACCATTGCTTTGAAGTAGAAACCTGCATTTTGTTAAGAGCCTCTTGTCCAATCATTCGGTTTGTAAACCACTTCACGGCATTGTCCGACAATTGCGTAAGATTTACCTGCGTTGGGAGTTTGTATTGCTTATCTGACTGCTTTTTGAGAGGTCTATACTCCACAAATCTGCTATCACAATGATTGCAATGTCCAACTCCATCTTTCGCATTAAATCCTAAGCATTTTAGCTTGTTTTTCTTGCGAGTATGTGAGCACTCTGGGCACAGCAGAGTATTCTCTCCGCTATTTTTAAGCTCCACCTCGTGAACTTTCGATGTGTTGATGCAATAAATTTTTGTTAGCATTTTCTTTAATTTTAAAATACAGACCTTTTGCTTCTGCCGTTAGGTGTTGCTTTGTTTGGATTCTTTGAAAGCCAAAACTCAAAGTTCTTAGCTATCTCTGAATCGTTAGGCCAGTTTACTTCACCCCACGAAACCTTCTTTTCTACAAACTCATCAATTTTGAGAAACAAATCCTCTTTTGAGATTTTATGCTGCATCATCAATCTGTCCATTTGGATCTGCTGTTTGGTTTTGAGAAAATTTTTAATTCGCAAAATTTCGCTCTCGCCATACGACGAATTATTATTTACATTTTTATTTACATTTACATTCTCATTTACATTTACATTAAGGCTTTTTTGGGTTTCAGTGGGTTTTTCAAAAAAGGCTTGGGTTTTTTGGGTTTCTTTGGGTTTCTTTGGTCGTCCACCTCTTTTCCCGTTTTCTCTTTGCTTTTCCAAATACTCCTCGTACTTGTCATTAGCTCTATCGATGTCTCTTTTTATGAATTTGAAAGCCATTTTGGCGTTTGGCTTAAGTTCAATCAAGTTATTGTTAAACACATACTCCATTATGGCTCTAATAACTTCCCATTGAACTTCCTGCCTCTCGTCTCTTAGGATTTCATACCAAGATTCATAAAAAACAAAGCTCTCTCTTTGCATTGGTTTTTTATTATTAAAAATATTGTTCTACATTATCTATAATGTCTTGCTTATCAAAGTGGAAATACTGGACGATTACATCAACCACTCGGCTGTATAATTCGCTAAATTCCATTTCACTCATTTTGGCAAAACTGACACTCTTTGCTTCCCTTTTTATCTCTCCATTAAGGTCCACCCATTCGTCATAATACCCCGCCTCAATGATTAAATCTTTTCGCAGCCGCTCAATGTTCTTATATTGCTCCTGATTATCAAATAACATATTGATAAGAGCAAAAAACTTTCTATGAAATTTTATGTTTCTCGGCTGCTTAATTTCAACTAAATACTCATTGTTTGGTTTCAGCTTTTTTGCTTTTTCCCAATCAGAGTTATGGCAGGGAACTAAAGAGCCATTCAGTTGTTTTTGTACATACAACTTCATTAGAATATAGTTTCGTCAAATCCAGTAATCCAGCGTGGTTTATGGATAATGTTTTTACTCTTGAAATAATCAAAAGACTTGTAAAACCCTCTATCATCTACCATTTTATCTAGCCTTTTGAGGTAGTGTTCTACTTTTCTTCTTCCATAGGATAGATAATCTTCGCCCACCTCTGCAATTGAGTAGTTGAATTTATCGTCGAATAATATGTATTTGAATTTTGGATTTTCCGCCAGTCCTAAGATTTCTAAGCCTATGCTGTACAATCCAAATTGGATATCATATCCATACTTCTCTATGCTTCTTGCAAAGTTGTCTGGATTGCAATCAGAAGTAAATTTCATATCGTGAAATAAAGTAGGAGCGTAGGTATCCAATATTCCTCTAAATTGCCACCCTCCTAATTCAAATTCAATGAATTTCTGAAACTCCTCACACTGTTCAAGTTCAAAAAGAACCTCATCAGACCTCTTTAAATTGTCGGCTATCTTTAGAGCCTTTTCGTAAACTTCTTTACTTACTACCTCCTTGCCACTTTCTAAGACTTTTAAGTAAGGAAATAAATGTTCTAGACTGCTTGAAGAACCTCGTTTGTAAGATTGTGAAAAAGCCTCTTCCACTCGCTCCTCAAATGTATCCAATGGGTTCGTTTTTTCACAAAAATTTTTCACAAACGCCTTTTGAGTGTCCGTTGTCGGTTCATCTGATACTATATCAAAACGCTTTTCAAATTTATGTTCTTCTAGTACCAAGCAGTCCACAAGACTACCAAAGGTCATTGATGCGTTTTTCTCTTTTGGTTTTAATAAATTGTTTATAAAGTTTACAGGGCTATCCAAATGTTTTAATTTGGAGTAAGACATTGGCAAGTCCCTATTGATGAGCCCTTGTATTATTAAATCCCTTGGCGATAGTTCCGCTTCCTCTATCACTTCTGAAATATGTTTTACCTCGTTAACTTCTTGTTCGGCGATTTCAATCGCCATTGCTTTGGTTGCTCCCATTATTATTGATTTAATAGTTTATACTCAATCTCTCCACCATCAAAATCAGGTCTTTCGATAAGCAATTGCAAATCATTTTCATTTGCCCATTTTTCAATTTCCGCAAGACTGTTCTTATCTAAATACGATGCGTCAAAATGTAAGGTTCTCACTTCTCCAAGTTGTAATGATGCCAATTTTAAAGATGCGATATAAATTCTGCTGCTTGATAACTGGTCTTTGCTAATTGCGTAATTTTCAAAAGTCAGTACACCGTCCTTAATCTCAAACCCTTTAGGTAAATTAGTGCTCTCTAAGGCTTCTTTTTTCTCTTGCTCAATAGATTTCACTAACTCATCTTGTGTTTGTGCTTTCGCTAAAGCATCTTGATACTCGCTGTTAAATCTTTCAGCTTGCAAACGCTCATCATACTTTTTATTGTTTTCTCTAACCTTTGCAATTTCGATTTGTAATTGCTCTTTGTTATTTTTCTTTTTGTTCTTAGAAAGAAACTCGTTACCCTTTTCAATTTCAGACTGCAACTCTTGTATTTTCGCTTGTAACCTCTTAATTTCTTCCTCTTTCTCTGAAATTAACTCTTGCTTTTCAGCAATACCCTTTTCTACATAGTCAATTTTACTATTATGAGTGTCTATACTGTTTAATTCCTCTAAAAGTTTAGTTTCGTCTTGTTTTTCGGTTGGGTAAGTATCATCTATCTCAATTACTCTCGCTTTCTTTTCGTTGGCTATTCTGTTGAGGATAGTTCTTTCATCGTAAGCCTCTTTGTATCGATTGTCTATTTCGTCAATATCAACACCCGTTAGGTCTTGCAATACTTTTAATTGTTGCTTTGGCGTGCTGTGTAGAAACTTATCAATATCAAAGATTGGAGGAAAGTATCTGTTGGCTATTTCTCTTGTTACAGAACCCGTTGTGCATTATGAAATGAAAAAAACAAGAGTTGTTTATTAGACTGAAAATCAGTATATTGTTTTTGCTATAAAACGATATAAATGAACAACTTAGAGCAAATATATGAAAGAATTTTGGAAGTTTTAGGACTTTTTTCAGAAAATCAACTGATTAGTTATCAGAGAAGAACACCTAAAATGAGCGATTTAGAAGTCATAAGTCTTAATATTACTGCTGAATACTTGAGTATTGATAGCGAATTACAGTTATTTAGAAAATTGCCAAACTCTCTGATAAACAAAATTGAAAGAAGTGTTTACAATAAGCGAAAACGAAGACTATCCCTACAAACAGAGCAAATTAGACAGCGTATTTCGATGGAGTTCAATGAGTTTGAAGATATTTTTATCGTTGATAGCATGCCAATGAAAGTTTGTGAAAACGCTCGTTCTACTCGTTCAAAAATTTGTAAAGAGCAATCCTATTCTTCACCAACATATGGTTATTGTGCTTCACAGAAATTATATTTCTATGGCTATAAACTACACGCAGTATGTTCTTTAAATGGTGTGATTAAGAATTTTGATATAAGCCCTGCATCCGTTCACGACATCCACTATTTAAAAGATATTGGTGAGCAAATGCGAAACTGTACTTTAATTGGAGATAGAGGCTATTTATCAGCAAAAGTTCAAATAGATTTATTTAACTATGCTAATATTAAATTAGATACACCAATGAGAAGTAATCAGAAAGATTATATTCCTCAATTTTCATTGTACAAGAAAAAGCGAAAACGAATTGAGACATTTTTCTCTCAACTTTGCGACCAATTTATGATTAAAAGAAACTATGCTAAAACTTTTGAAGGCTTTAAAACAAGGATAATCAGTAAAATAACCGCCGCAACGGTTATTCAATATATCAATAAATTTATCTTCCAAAGAAAATTAAATCATCTAAAAATCAGTATTATTTAAAATGCACAACGAGTTTACAGAAGTTTTGATATTGTCCTTTGTGATAAAAGATAGGCTTTCCCCTTTCTTTGTTTTTGTGTCGAATTTCCAAATGAATTTTGAACCGTCAGTCATTTGCCACTCTGCAAACCCCTCTTCTTCTCCACGCTTAACGATTTCGTCAGGTTTGTTCCCTCTTATGCGTTCAGGTAACGATTTCAAGAATGAAGTTTTACCTTTATTATTTCCACCTGTGATGATTGCTGTGCAACCATTAAAATCCGCAGTCATTTCGCTAACCGCTTTTAAATTGCTTACTGTTATTGTTTTTACTTTCATTTTATAATTAGATATTTGGGTTATTGAATGTTATACTTGTTTTTGAGTGTTTCAGCCGTTTTTTTGCTCACAGCTACTTTCAAAGTGTCTTTAATTTGCTGTAGCGTTGGTTTTTTACCTGCTGAAATCCATTTCTCAATTCTCTTCCAATTGGGGTCATTTTCGTTGAGCCAAGCCGTTCTTTCATTATTAGCAGAAGCAGGTGCTTGTGTTGATTTAGAATTAGGTTTGTTTAAATTTTCTTCATCAATCTTCTTTCTAAGGTCATTATCTATATCGTCCTCGTCCGTTGGTATGTGGAAAAACTTCAAAAGAAAATATCTCTCTGCGTATGTGAGTGCAGAGCCTAAACCCTTTTCCCAATCATTCTGACCGTTAGCACCAAAAAGATTTTCGTCTTTTTCGCCCGTTTCTGTATCTATCCAAGTGAACTTCATCATAACTTTTGATAAGATTTCAGACTTAGGACCACTCTTAATGGTATAATCTTGGCGGTCGTTTTCTATACTTAATATTTCTTGTTTTAGAATTAGACCTAATTCGTTCATCAATGGTCTTACAAACTCTAATACTTTAGCTCCAGATACATATTGGTAGCTATAGTTTCCATTTCCAGAGGAAGCATCTTTACCTAAACCATTTACTTTGGCTTGGATTTGCAGTAATTTTTGGTAGATATTCATTTTAATAGTCTTTTATAATTATGTTATTTGTTAAATAGTCTTCTATTTCTATTTTTTCGTTTTTGGACAATCTATATTCCCGATGCTCATCGGCTTCATCGTCCCATTTTTCACACCATAAAACCTCTACCTCTATTCTAGCATCCTTAATATTAAGTTCTTTTTCTTCTGGCTCCTCCAGGGTGGCTTTTCTATGTATAGCGACAATATCAACCCCACATCTTATGTTTAGTCCAAAATAAAATTCGTCCCAATCCACAAAATGCTCTTCTATCTTGAAAAAATGGTTTGTGAATTTTATTGAGTTATAGCCATACATTTCGCTATCCTCAACATAATCACTAATACAAATGTTTATTTCTTTTTTTTCTTGTTTTAGAAATTCTATCGCCGTGTTGTAGGTGGTAGTGGCTGCAAGTGTCATATCTTATTCTGTTTTTTAAGTAATTCTAAAGTTTTAGGACCATCAAAAACGAGCTTTCTCCCGTCCTGTACCATCGCCTCATCTATTACTCCAGAGTTCTTTATCTGTTGAGCTTTGGTTCTTCCGCAGCCTAACAGTTTGGCTAATCCGTCTAATCCGTGTACTAGATGCTCTCCTGTAAAATCGTGTGTTGTGGTTTCTTGTTCAAACACTACCGAAAACAGTTCTAATACCTCAGAGCCTGTCATTGTTAGCAGTGGCTTTTCAAGAATGTATTGAGGAATTTTCATTTTTTTGAAAATTTTGAGTGATACAACTTTTCTATTTGGTCATAGTTTGGGACTTTCTTCGCATAGGCTACGAGCATAAGGTCGTCCGCCGTATGAATATTATCGCACTCTTGCAGGGTTTTATAAATCATTTTACCTAAACCCTCTTTTCCGCTTTTGGAAGTATTGATGTTTGGTTTTGCTAAAACAGCTATATTGGTCATTTTGGTTTGGTTTTTAAAAGTTATAGTGTTATAGATTGTTTGTCTTCTTCTTCAAAAATTTGCTCATCTTTAAATCCATACTCTTTGTATAAGGCTACTAAATGTGCGTGTCCTAACTTATCCGAGTTTCTTCTCGCTAACGCTCTGAATGATGTTTGATTGATATTTAGGATTCTAGCACCATCCATAGAAAGTTCTCTGTTGCTTAAAATTTCTTCTCTGATAATTTTTCTAACTCTGGTTGTTTTCATACATTTGTTGTTACAATTTGTTAATGCAAATATACTAAGATTTCTTAGTAAATAAAACTAAATGCTTAGAAATTTTAGTGAATGTATTTAACTAACTGAAAATCAATATTAAAAATTTATGAAAAGCTTTAGATTAAGCATTATTTCCTTAGTAATTTCACTAATCGCTATTTCTTTAGCGTATTTTAGACCTAGCCCTATTGAAATAGATATGTTTAACTCTATCATTACCATTCTGGCTCTTCTCATAACCTTACTAATAGGATATCAGATTTTCCAAATAATTGATTTTAAGCAAGAAAAAGCAAACTTATTAAATGAAGTTGATAAAAAAATTAAGGCTACCCAAGAAGAGTTTGACAAATCTATGCTAGAGATGAAAGGAGCAAATACAGTAATGTACAGCCATTTTTTCCAGTATTATATGGAGGGACAAAATGATTATGGTGTACTTTCCACATTTTCTGATATTGTAATAAATAACTCACATAATGAAGATTTGTGCAAAATAATGCTAAGAGCTGTTTTAGAATATACAGAAACAGGAATAACATTTAAACACGAATATGAACAAAAAGAAATAATGAAATTATTTGAAGCAAAATCTATAGATTTTTTAAAAGCAATAGACAAAGAAAAATTTGAACTATTAAAAGAACGACTAGATATATCATCAATTCGTTAGATAATTTTGATTGTTCAGTATCATTTACTAGCGAAGTGTTATTTTCTTTGGTACGAATGGGTGTATTTTTATCAAGAAGTAAAGAACGAAAGATTGTTTCTTTAACAATATTTGAAGCTCTTTCTTGGTGTATTTTGGCTACAATTTTTTTTGATAGCTCATTTGATAAAAGAGTTTTATCATATTTCTCTTCGTTGATTGCTTTGTAAATAATTTCTAAATCGTTCATATTGGCAATGTTTAGGATGTTAAAATAATAATACAAATATATGAAAAAAGAAAACGATACTAAGATTTCTAAGCAATATAAACTAAAAGAAATTTTTAGAATAATAGATAAATACAAAGTTAGTAACTATGAAATTTCTAAAAACACTGGAATTTCAGAAGCTGGCCTAGGAAGTATAACAAACGGAGAAACTAAAAACCCAAGAGAACTTACTGTTAATTCAATATACAATTACTTGGTTGAAAAGTATGAGTCGCCCCAAGGCGAAATGCTAAAATCTTCGGAAGAAAGTCCGATAAAAGGCGACGAAGTGAAAGCTGTACCTTACGATAACTATATGATGGTGGAGTATGCAGACTTAGGAACTTCAGCAGGTATCCTAGGAGGTGGTGATAACCCTGCATATCTTCCAGAAACCAAGAGAAGGCTTGTCCCAAAAGAATTTGATAGCGGAAAATATTTAGTTGTCGGAGTTTACGGCGATTCTATGGACGACGGCTCTAGTATTTCGATACCACACGGAACCGAAATTCTAATTAAAGAATGTATATTATCCAATGGCGAAAAATTACCAATAAGAAACAACTTATTTGTTATTGTTTCTAGGTCAGGTACGGTATTTAAACAAATAATAGAACATAACACAGAAAAAGGATATATTATGTGTAGGTCTTATAATCCGAAGTACAAAGACTATAAAATATTATTAGAGGAGGTTATCCAAATCTTTGTATTTAGAAAGGTAGTTTCATACAGACCATTTATTCCTGAAATAAATTAGTATGGCAGCACTCATAATAATATCAGTTATCATTTTCTTACTTGTCATTATAGTAAGTAGTATTGGGAATATTGAACAATCTAAATCTACCAATATTAAAAAAAATAAATCAGAAAAAGATTATATTTTTAATACAACCATAAATGATAAACCTATATCCATAGACCTTAGAGACATAGATGATAAAAGAGTTGAAGAAGAAATTACTCGATTAGATAGAGAGACTAAAGCATTAAAAGAAAATTTGTTTAGAAATGAGTCTATTTCTAAACAATGTAGAAGTTTAATGGATAAGGCAAAATCTTTAGAGAATACAGATATAAACACATCAATTCAGTTATACCAACAGGTAATAAAATTGCAAGAAAAAAGCACCTCCAATTTTTATCCTGAAAAAAGACTACTAATACTCTATAGAAAAATTAAAGATATTGAAAATGAAAAAAAAATATTAATCAAAATAATTGATGATATAAAAAAAACTAATGAAAAAAGATTACATAATGCTTTATTGAGCGACAAAAAGAAAGAAAAAGAAATAACGGAAGCTTGGAGAAACTTTGAATGGTATGTTGGTAGTGATGGAAGAAGGAGAAAATGTTCAAAAGACTACTCCAAATATACAGAAAGATTAGAAAAATTAGAATTATGAATAAAATAACTTGCCCTAAATGTAAGTCCTGCAATGTAAGAGATTACAAAAAAGGATTTAGCGCTGGAAAGTCTTTTTTAGGGGTTTTGATTGCAGGACCTATTGGACTTTTTGCTGGAGCAATTGGGAGAAATAAAATCAAACTTACTTGTTTAAATTGTGGCTATTCTTGGTCACCAATAATAAAAAAAGAGTTTAATATAAAGGAAAAGGAAGTAAAGAAAAAGGAAATAAAACCTAAACTACAAACAGAAGAAGAGAGAAGAAAAGAAATTTTTCAAAAAACAGGGTATTCGGCTTCTGACCCTAGATTTACTAAGGTTAGAAAAAGTAAAAAAAAATAAGCCTTAGTGCCTAAACTCGTCATCCACCATCGCATAAATGCAGGAACAGATTAAGAGACTTTTTATAAAAATTGAAAATTATGGACTTAAAAATTAAACTAGAGCAACTCCATCAAAGGGTGGACGGTCTTAAAGACCAAATCAATACAGAAGAGGCGACTAAAAACGCTTTTGTAATGCCTTTTCTTCAAATTTTGGGATATGATATATTTAACCCAACGGAAGTGATACCCGAATTTGTGGCAGATATAGGAACTAAAAAAGGAGAAAAGGTAGACTATGTAATTATGCAAGATGGAGAGCCTATCCTTATTATAGAATGTAAGCATTGGAGAGAAAATGCAGATGCTCACAATTCTCAATTACACAGATACTATCACGTTTCAAAAGCTAGATTCGGAGTTCTTACAAATGGGGTTGTTTATAATTTCTACACAGACTTAGAACAACCCAACATTATGGACGAAAAACCATTTTTAACCATAAATTTGGACGATTTAAAAGATTCTGCAATCAGAGTATTAGAAAAGTTCACTAAAAACTCTTACGATTTAGAAAGTATTTTAGATTCCGCAGAAGCACTAAAGTATATAAAAGCTATAAGAAAGGAATTTGAAAGCGAAATATCCGAACCATCAGATGAGTTTGTTCGTCTATTGGTTAGTCGTTTCTTTGGAAAGCCTCTTACAGCTAATCGTCTAAATGCGTTTAGAGAATACACCAAAAGAGCTGTTGCTAATTCTATAAATGAATCTATAAGCTCACGACTAAAATCTGCACTAAATATCAATGAGAAAATACATTCAGATAAGCAAGAAGACACCGAGGTGGCGCCTATTGATGAAAACAATGAAACACCTAAAGTGGTAACAACAGAAGAAGAAATTGAGGCTTTCCAAATAGTAAAGGCTATTTTAAGAGAAGTTTTACCTGCAGAAAGAATTGCTCAACGTGATACCCAGTCTTATTTTGGTGTTTTACTAGATGATAATAATAGAAAACCCCTTTGTCGTTTACACTTAAACTCCGCAACGACTAAGTATTTGGAATTGTTCCATAATGGTAAAGACGCAGGAGAAAAAGTTTTACTAAATTCTTTGGAGGATATATATAACTATAAAGCAGAACTTCAAAAAACGGTTGAAAATTATTAACTAAAATAAAAATTAGAACTATGAAAAAAGCATTATCTATAATATTTCTATTTTCAATATGCGCATCGTTATTCGTATCTTGCTCCAAGGACCGAGAAGAATCCGAAAACACCAATCCATACACTAAAAAATCATACATTAAAAATTTAATGATTGGAAAGTGGAAATATTGGGGACACAAAAGTGGTTCTATTTGGGTTGATTCAGGGGAAACCTATATCTATTATTTAACTTTCAATGATGATGATACTTTTAGATATCAACGCATAGATCCGTATGCACCTAGTGATTATACAGGAGAATATATAATTACTCCAGCAACCAGTACGGATAATGCTTATATTACTATTATTCCTAATGATAAAAAATACAGAAGTAAAAAATTGGTTCTTCTTGACTATGATAACGGAAAAGTAACCATATATGATGACTACTCTTATTCTGGACGAGAATGGCTAGAAAAATGGGAAAAACTAAAATAATCCAACCTTGTTGTCGTCCCAAACCAAAAACATTTTATAGAGGATTTTAAAATTCAATATAACTATAATGTTATAAGAGCAGTTGATGAGAATTTTGATGACTACAAACGAAAGGTAAAGGAATTGAAAACGCAAAAAACGATAGACAACAGAACTGCAAAAATGTTTGAAATGATACAAGAAGCAAAAGATATGCTTGTTGATAGCATTAGTAAAGATTTTACAGAGAAAGAATTGGAAGAACTACACTTAAATACGGAAGAATTTTATTCAAACTTAACAATTAAAAATTAGAATTATGAGGAAATTATTATTACTAATTCCATTTTGCACTCTACCAATTTTAGTTTTTTCTCAAAAAAAGAAGACGGCATCTAATGAATTTGCAAAAGAGTATAATGAGTATCTCATAAAATCAGAAGGATTAGGAAAAAGCCTCTATGATTTGATTACGATGTTTAAAATAGGAAATATATTTGATAAGTCCACCATTAACACAGAGCCTTCTGTAAAATATAATGAAAAAATGGATGCTTATAAATATATATACAAATTAGATGATTATAATTTAATTTTCCTCGTAAAGAATGGGAAAATCATTGAAAAAGAAATAATTGTTTTTGACCTAATAAGCTACCAAGAACTATTTAATGCATTGAATATCCAAAATAAAGAATTTATTGTTGAAAAAGGCTTTAAAATCAATGAAGAAGAGTTTTTAAGAATTTTAAAATCCCGCCAAAAAGATTACGACAGTTATTCATTTGATTTTACTGGTCTAGAATACTACAACTTATTAGATTACATTAAAAGTGAAAAATAACAATTATGCCTGATACCGACAACCCAATTATCCGCCGTTTTTTCGTAGCAATAGAGCATTACATTCTCATAGAAGACCTAAGAGGGTTCAGTACATTTTGCAAACTATACGACCTCCCAAGAACCAATCTTCTAAGACTGAAAAAAGAGCCACACAGACAGTTTCACCCCGAGTGGCTCACTTTATTAGTCAAACTCGGATATTCAGCTCATTGGCTACTCACAGGAGAAGGAGAAATGAAACCTAAAGTACCTGCAACTAAGAAAACAAAAAGAATAGTAGAAAAAGAAAATGCTTAAATACTCCATCAAATTTTCTATTAAAAACAACAAAGATGACGAACCTATACCGCTAAGGCTAAGGGTATCGTTCAACGCTTCACGCCTTGAATTGTACCCAAGAATAATGATTAAACCAAGTCAATTTGATAGCGTTAGACAAGTTATAAAAGGGGATACTATCGCAAAGAAAAAAATGTCAAAAATAACAGCTCATATTGATGCTATTTTTGAAAAATATGACTACGAAAAAAATAGGTATCCAACCCCAAACGAACTTAAAGAAGAGTTTAAGTCCATTTTCAACAAGAATACCCTTGAAAAAAAAGACACACTACTTGATATTTTTGACTTATTTATAGAGCACGCTTCTACCCTAAAACAATGGTCAGAAGGAACTAGAAAAAGCTATATTTCTATCAAGAACCATTGGGCACAATATATGCCTAACAGGAAAATTAACGAACTCTCAGAAAAAGATTTAATGGGTTTTGTTCAGTATTTCCAAGAAGGACCTATCAACCATAGAACAAAGAAAAAAGGGAAACCTCATAGAAATACAACAGTAGAAAAGAATATTTCAGACTTTAAAACAATGCTCCTTTGGGCATCTGATAAGAAATATTATTCTGGAGATTTACACGACACCTTTAAACCTATATTCAAAGGAACAAGCGGAGATTTAAAGGAAATTATATACCTGGAATGGGAGGAACTAATGAAGTTGTTTTACTATGATTTTGGAAACGATAGATTAAATAAAGTAAGAGATGTATTTTGTTTTTGCTGCTTTACAGGGGTTAGGTTTTCAGATGTTAAAAAAATCAGACGAGAAGACATACGAGATAACTATATGCTTGTTACCACAGAAAAGACCATTGACCCTTTAAGAATTGACCTTAATGACTATGCTCTAAATATATTGGGAAATTACAATAATGATGAAAACCCTCTCCCTATAATATCCCAAGACAAGACTAATAAATATATAAAAGAGATTGGGGAAATCTTAGAGTTTAATACCCCAATCACAGAAGTTTACTTTGTAGGAGAAAAAAGACACACCAAAACCCATATAAAGAAAGAAGTTTTATCTACCCACGCAGGGAGAAGAACTTTCGTTGTAAATGCATTAAAAATGAATATCCCGACGATTGTTATTAGAAGTTGGACAGGGCATAAAGATGAAAGAGCAATGAAACCTTACATAAAGATTGTTGATGAACTGAAATCAGCAGAAATGAATAAGTTTAACCAGTCTTTCGTCCCCAGAAACACCCCCAAAAAAAACGACACATAA